GCGCTGGCCTTGTCAGCGTAGGCGTTAGTAACGGCTCTGTCTTGATCTCAGGCAGTACGCCTGCGGCGCCTACATCGTACGTTGCTCAGGTCAATGGCTCTTCTGGGTCTATCAGCGTTGCAGGGACCGGGTTTACCAGCACTTCGACTAGTGGTTCAGTCATTACGGCATCGTTGGGAACAAACGGACTGTCTATGGCAGTCCCTGCATTCTTGACTACTTACGCCTCTCAGACCGTTCAGACTCAAGCGTCGGGCGCTATAGCCGGGACTGGCTTTACGACGACGACTAATACAGGCAGCGTCATAGCAGGCGCTCAGGGCACTAACGGCCTGATCTTGTCTGTGCCTCCGTACATCACCACGTACACGACTCAGTCAGTCCCTGCAACCTCATCGATTAGCGGTACAGGCATAGTCAGCATATCGACGACAGGAAGCACCATAAGTATTGGCGCCCCGGCTTTTTCGGCAGGCATTTCTGGCGGCAATACGACTGGCAACAGCGGTACAGTATCAAATCAATTTGTCTTGGCTGGCGGAAGCAATATCACGCTTTCTGGGTCAACAAACGCTGCTGGTATGTCGGTAACTATATCAGCAAACACTGTAGCGGCCGTTCCTCTTAGTGTGTCTGCCGGAGCAAGTTCTGGCGCTTTTGGCGGAATTACTTTTGCAAACTCAAACAATGTTTCGTTTGGGTTGAGCAACGGAACAATCACTGCTTCAATTTCTGCCGTTCCAACTTCATATGTCCAGCAGGTAAATGGATCGTCAGGTTCAGTTACTGTAGCGGGAACAGGATTTACGAGCACATCGACCAGTGGTTCAGTAATCACTGCAGCATTAGGCACAAACGGCTTGTCCATGGCCGTGCCCGCATTCCTGACAACTTACACGCAATCAGTACAGACTCAGGCTTCGGGAGCAATTGCGGGTACAGGGTTTACTAGCACATCTACTAGCGGCTCCGTCATCACCGCAGCCTTAGGAACAAACGGACTGTCCATGGCGGTCCCTGCATTCCTAACGACTTACGTCGCACAGACTACGCAGACTCAGGCTACTGGCGCTATTGCGGGAACCGGATTTACCAGCACATCGACTAGCGGTTCTGTTATTTCAGCGTCACTCGGGACCAACGGTCTGTCCATGGCAGTCCCTGCATTCTTGACTACTTACGCCTCTCAGACCGTTCAGACTCAAGCGTCGGGCGCTATAGCCGGGACTGGCTTTACGACGACGACCAATACAGGCAGCGTCATAGCAGGCGCTCAGGGCACTAACGGCCTGATCCTGTCTGTACCTCCGTACATCACCACGTACACGACTCAGTCAGTGCCTGCTACGTCGTCTATTAGCGGTACTGGTCTTGTCAGCATCTCGACGACTGGAAGCACTATCAGCATTGGTGTTCCAGCGCCTTTTGCGTACGCCGTCTCGAATACGGTCCTGTCTACCTCTGGTTCTCTGAATCAATCTAGTCTGGTATTTGCTGGTGCTGGCCTTGTCAGCGTAGGCGTTAGTAACGGCTCTGTCTTGATCTCTGGAAGCACGCCTGCGGCACCTACTTCTTATGTCGCGCAGGTCAACGGCTCTTCTGGATCTGTCACAGTCGCAGGTACTGGCTTTACCAGCACTTCAACTAGCGGATCAGTGATTACGGCTGCGTTGGGAACGAACGGACTGTCTATGGCGGTCCCTGCGTTCTTAACGACGTACGCCTCCCAAACAGTACAGACGCAGGCATCAGGCGCGATTGCAGGAACAGGCTTTACAAGCACGTCTACTAGCGGCTCCGTTATCACGGCAGCGTTGGGTACAAACGGCTTGTCTATGGCTGTGCCTGCATTCCTTACGGGCTATACGCAGTCAGTGCAGACGCAGGCTTCAGGGGCTATTGCCGGAACTGGATTTACGACTTCGACGACTAGCGGTGTTTTGATTGCTGGCGCGCATGGAACCAATGGATTGATTCTTTCGGTTCCCCCATACATTACGACTTACGTCGCACAGACTACGCAGACTCAGGCTACTGGCGCTATTGCGGGGACTGGATTTACCAGCACCTCTACTAGCGGCTCTGTCATTACGGCGGCGTTGGGTACAAATGGCTTGTCTATGGGCGTACCATCGTTCCTGACAGGCTATACGCAGTCGGTTCAGACGCAGGCTTCGGGCGCAATTGCTGGAACCGGGTTTACCAGCACTTCTACTAGCGGCTCTGTAATTACGGCGGCGTTGGGTACGAATGGGTTGTCTATGGCGGTGCCAGCGTTCCTGACGGGCTATACGCAGTCGGTTCAAACGCAGGCTTCAGGTGCTATAGCGGGAACTGGATTTACCACATCGACGACTAGCGGCGTTTTGATTGCTGGCGCGCATGGAACCAATGGATTGATTCTTTCGGTTCCCCCATACATTACGACTTACGTCGCACAGACTACGCAAACGCAGGCTACTGGCGCGATTGCGGGAACTGGCTTTACCAGCACCTCTACTAGCGGCTCTGTCATTACGGCGGCCTTAGGAACGAACGGATTGTCTATGGCAATCCCATCGTTCCTGACTACATATGCATCTCAAACCGTTCAGACTCAGGCATCAGGAAATATTGCCGGAACCAGTACTGGCTTTGGCGGAACCAACATCAGCGGAAGCATTACGCTTAACACGAGCGGCATCAATATTTCGCTGTCTGGATTAAATGTTCCTGCTACGTCTTCGATTAGCGGCACTGGCATGGTTAGCGTATCTGCCAATGGAAGCACGATCAGCATTGGCGCGCCATTTAACGCTGTTAGCGGTTCAAACGGTACTTACACGTTCCAGACTTTATCTTTTGGAACGGGAAATGGATTTACGTTCTACACATCTAACAGCAGTATTCTTGGGTCTTATACGGTCCCGACAGTACCGACTTCGTATGTGTCTAACGTCAACGGGTCTTCTGGCGCGATATCTGTGGCGGGAACAGGAACGGCCCTCAACCTGACCAACTTGACGGGCACCCTAAGCGTCAACACGGCTGGCGTTAGCCTATCTTTGTCGGCCAACTCGGGCGGTGGCGGCGGGTATACGACGCCACGGTTTGAGCCTGTTGCTGCTAACTCGGCGACGTCTTTTGCGGCAAATAGCCTGTACTTTGCTCCAGCCTATCCTCAGGCAGCCGTCAGTTTCAGCAGCCTGAATCAGATAATATCGATCGCAACTGTCCTTGGCACTTCAACTTGGGGCAACACATTTACTGGCAGTTATGCGCTGTACTCAAAAGACAGTGCAAATGCCAATCGCCTCACTCTGATGAGTTCATCGTCGTATGTACTCGCGGTCAGCGGTTCGTCCACACAAAATGGCGGGTTCACTCTTTCGCAGGGCGCGGGCAGTTACACCGCCAGTTCGACCAACCTGAACGCCATCCCCAATGGCTTGAACCTGATGTCTATGCCGTTCTCTGGCAGCATCGCAGGAAGCGGCGAATACTATGTCGGCATGGCAATCAGCACCAGTGCTGCAGGCGCTACATGGAATCTCAGTTGGGCTGGAGCGACCCGTGGCACGGGCGCTATCAACGCGGCCATTTCGCCAACAACATCTGTGACCACGGCCGTGTTTGACCAATGGGGCTTTAGGTATACATCGACATCTAACGCTTGGCCCTCTAGTATTGCGAGTAATTCAATCCAATCTATTAATGCGAATTTCGCTCCGTATATTCAATTTGCTTTGTATTAAAGGAGGGTGTTTTGAAACCACAGATCGTGAACAATCACGACCCCGGCTATCACAACGATGACTTGGACAAGTCTGCTACTCGCGTTTACGAAGGCGGATCTTGGAAAAAGCAGCGTGTCATAGTCATCTTACCCGCCGCCTCGACCATCCCTACCAAAGTAGCCTTATCGCACTGGGGTTTGGCTTTCCCGCCCAATCAAGCAGTCCACCGGATGCTTGCCCTCGGGCAGGAAGTCGGCGAAGCGTATAGCAATTGCATCAGCGAGATTCTGGCCCACCCTGACCTGAGCCAGTGGGAATACATCCTGACCATCGAGGCAGACAACTGCCCGCCGGGCGACGGCGTCATCCGCCTGATCAAGCAGATGGAATTGCATCCGGAGTACTCCTGCATCGGCGGCTTGTACTGGTGCAAGGGACCGGAGGGCTGCGCTCACATTTGGGGTGACCCGAAGGACGCGTTGAACTTCCGTCCGCAGGTGCCGGTTCCGGGCCAGTTGGTCGAGTGCTGCGGCACGTCCATGGGCTTCAACCTGTGGCGCACGAGCATGTTCAAGGACGAGCGCCTGCGCCGCCCATGGTTCAAGACGCTGAACGGCTCGGAAGGTCAGGGCATTGGCACGCAGGACCTCTATTTCTGGAATGATGCTCGAAACTATGGCTATCGATGCGCCGTCGATTGCGGAGTGCTCGTGGGGCACTACGATTTCGAGGGCAAGTTTGGTCAACCTGATACGATGTGGTAAGGAAACATATGAGCACCGAAGAGAAAAAGCCGATCAAACTCGACATCGGGTGCGGCAAGCGCAAGGCAGAAGGCTTTCTGGGCGTCGACTCCATCGCCTTTGAGGGCGTCGATATCGTCATGGACGCCAGTAAGCCGGGGTGGCAGTGGGCGGATGGTGAGGTTGACGAAGTACATTCCAGTCACTTCATCGAGCACCTGACCAACAATGAGCGCGTCGTGTTCTGGAACGAACTGTGCCGCGTCCTGAAGAAGGGCGGTCAGGCTCGGGTCATCACGCCGCACTGGTCGAATGCCTGCGCCTACGGCGATCCGACTCACCAGTGGCCACCGATGTCTGAATGGGCGGTCTACTACCTGAACAAGGACTGGCGTGACGTGAATGCGCCCCACGCGCCTTTGACCTGCGACTTCGATTTCGTCATTGGCGGCTCGTGGGATCCTTGGCTGGAAACCCGAAATCAGGAAATGAAGATGTTTGCCATGGGGCGGTACATCAATTCCTACCGGGATTTAATCATCACCCTCACCAAAAAGTGATGTAACTGCCTATTTGCTCCCGGTTGTGGAAATTACACCGGGGGCATGTATCATTCGACTATCCCAACCTCCGGCTGGCCGTAGTCAATGAGTAGCAACCCGAATTCGACCGTCGTTGTGACTTCCTGCGACAATCCGCAGATAGTCCAAGTCGGTACTGAAGGGCCGCAGGGTCCTCCGGGGTCTGTTGGCGCTACCGGGCCGACAGGCGCTACGGGACCTACTGGGGTTACAGGCCCCACCGGGCTGCAAGGCCCTCCCGGCAATGACGGCATTGACGGCGATGATGGGTTGATAGGGCCTGCTGGGCCTCAAGGTCCAGCAGGATCAGCGGGCACTCAAGGCGTTCCCGGGGCTGCGCTGTTTATGATGGCGCAGGATGGCGAAGACGGCCAAGACGGTCGGCCGGGCTTTTCTGGCGCTACTGGAGCCACCGGGGCCACTGGCGCCACCGGAGCCACTGGCGCAGGCGCCACGGGCGCTACAGGCGTTACAGGTGCCACGGGCGCCACGGGAGCCACTGGAGCCACAGGTGCTACGGGCGCAGGTGCTACGGGCGCCACAGGCGCTACCGGAGCCACGGGTACTGCCGGATTTCAAGGGCCTCCCGGAATTGACGGCGTTGACGGCGAAGATGGCCTGATTGGCCCGGCTGGGCCGCAAGGTGCTCCCGGCGCGGCTGGCGCTGCAGGCCCTATGGGCGCGGCGCTTTTCATGATGGCTCAAGACGGGGAAGACGGCCAAGATGGTCGGCCGGGATTCGCTGGGCCTACCGGACCGACTGGGGCCACGGGCGCTACAGGCGCATCGGGTTCGGGCGGTGGCGGTAGCAGCGCTATTTTGGTCTTTGAGGCCGATTACGTTGATGCGCCGGATTTTTCGCAGCAGAACGTACCAAATTTTTTCCCCGTAGGTTTTACGGCGCCTAATGGAACGCTTGTCACGACGGACAATTTTACGGCTGGGTCTTCAGATCTGACGGGCAATGTTGGATCTCAGAACGTACAAATTGTGTTCCCAGTACTGAGTTCTATTTCTCGATTTATCTATCAAGCGCAAACAGCGGGTGGATTGGTAATTTATCCGGGCGGTTCTCCCGGCGTAACATTGGGTCAGATTGACGCTTGCAATATCGGCGCAAATGCAGCGGGAACAGGCCAGTTCACGCAGTTGACTGCAATTTTGTCAGCGTCGTTTCAAAGCGGTTTTACTTCTTCCGCTGGATCAAGTGTCACAGGTGGATTTACAACCGACACATTGTCGGTTACTTCAACAAGTACGCTTACGGGATTGGCCACTTTTAGTGGCGGCGCATCTGTTACTGGTGGCACATCAACAGATACGTTATCTGTAACTTCCACATCAACCTACACTGGCTTGGCGACGTTTAACGGCGGCGCAAGTCATGCTGCAGGCACAACAACCGTCGCGCCCATTAAACTGACCTCTGGCACTAACTTGACCACGCCTGCAGCGGGCGCGATTGAATACGATGGAAAATTAAAGTATTTCACGCCTGCAGGCACCGCTCGTGGTTTGCAAGAAGTTACTTATCTTTGGGTAAACCCAACCGCTCGAACGCTTTCTAACGCAACCGGAAACCAGATTATTCTGGGCACTGCGACAGGTACAGGCTTAACGTCCGGCGTAGTGTTACAAGCCAGCACGGTTTACTTTGTTGAAGGCGAATTTCAGTTAACGACTGCTGGTACAACGGCGCATACAGAATCATTCGGATTTGTGCTGACAACAGCAACAGTTTCGTATGCAGGATACACAGTAGATCGTTTTACAAATGGAACGACAGCGGCATCGCCCTATAGCCAATGGTTTACGACAGTTACTCCGTCAGTGGTAACTGCCTCAATAACGTCTAACCAGACGTCGAATTACCGTATTCGTGGGGTCATCGCAATCACTACGGGCGGCAGCCTCAACCCAGTCATTGCGCTATCAGCGGCTCCGGGTACGTCGGTTTCAATTGCTACGGGGGCGTGGTTTAAATTTACACCTGTTGGAACGACAGGCAGCAACGTCAACATAGGCACTTGGGCCTAAAGGAAAATTGAAATGGCACAGAATAAAATCATCCGCACAGGCCCGGTTGCTGTTACGGCAACGATGGCTAACGTGTATTCCCCGCCGACGACTACTGGTGGCTCCACCAGCGGTACGACTGTTACCAACACTTATGTGATCCTGCGTCACATTCGCGTTGTGAATACGACTGCTACGGCCGCGAGTATCATCGGGTTCATCAACACAGTCAGCGCAACTGGCGCAGCAGGTAAGGAATTCTTCGCTGGCGGTGTGGGCACAACTGCGTATACCTCCGGCGGTATTTCGGTTGCTGCTGGCTCGTATATCGACTGGTACGGTCAGGTTCGTCTTGATGTCGGCGAATATTTTGTCGCCGCTGCAAGCACGACTGGCCTTACGATCGAGTGCGAAGGCGAAATCGGCATCGCTTAATAGGTTGATACGCCCTTCCTTGCGCTTTTCTATAGGTGGAAAAGCGCCGGGAAGGTTGTATGATTTGATTGGACATTCTGTTGGTGGGGTAGAATTCCGCGCAGTAACTTTTCGCATAGGGCGGACTGATGGCTACAAGCAACACATATGCCTTCAATCCGGGTCTCGGAGAGGCAACGCTCTATGCTTATAACCTGTGTGGTATCAGGCAGAGTGCGCTCCTTCAAGAGCATCTAGAGACAGCCCGCATGGCGGCCAACATGTTGTTGGGCCGCTGGAGCAGTCAGGGCGTTAACCTGTGGGCGGTGGATTTGCAGTGCGTCAACCTGACGCAAGGCGTCTGCACCTATGATGTTCCAAGCAACACGATCGTTATGCTGGATGCGTACATCCGGCAGAGCGTCGGCAGCATCACTGATCGCATCATCATGCCGATCAGCCGTACCGAATATGCTTCGTATCCCAACAAAAGCCAGCAAGGCTTTCCAACGACGTTCTGGTTTGACCGCCTACTGTCGCCGCAGGTGACCCTCTGGCCAGTACCGGACGGGACCGTATCCCAGTTGCGGTACTACCGCGTGCGGCAGATTCAGGATGCCGTTCTGGGCGATGACTCTCAGGTAGAAGTCCCGTACTACTTTCTTGAGGCATTTGTCTTTGGTCTGGCGCAACGATTGGCCATGGTATGGGCACCTGAAAAGGTCGCGATGCTTAAGCCGTTGGCCGACGAGTCATATCAGATTGCTGCAGAGCAGAATATTGAGACTGCGGCTCAGTACATCTCTCCCCAGATCTCGTCCTACTTCAGGCCGTAAGCCATGGGGTACGCATCTCAATCGGGCCGGGCTAGAACTAATGCTGGCAATCCGCAGGCGCATGCAATTTGTGACCGATGTGGTTTTCGGTACAACTTTGTGGACCTGATCTGGCAATTTGAATGGCGCGGAGCAACGCTGCAGAACATCAAGATTCTGGTCTGCAATGACTGTCTCGATAAGCCTCAGGAAAATATTCGGGCAATCGTCATTCCGGGCGATCCGACACCGATCGTCAACGCGCGTATTGAAGATTTCGTTGGAGCCGCGACTGATAATTTGGCGTTTTCGGCGTCTACTAAAGATCCGACAACGGGTCTTCCAGTGCCGTCTCCCAACGTCTTGGCGGACCAACTGGGCAACAATCTTGTCGCCCAGCCCATAGGCCCCAACCCCAACAATATTGGAGACGGGCTCGAGCAGGCGGCCGTAATGCCACAGTTCGAGGCCACCGCTTACGGCGTGCAATTGCCCGTCGTCTCGGTCATTGCCAACGGCACAACGACCATTACGGTCACCTGCAGCGCCGCTCACGGCCTTTCTACGAACAATTTGATCTCTGTTCTAGGGTTAACCAACAACGCCGCCACGGGGTTTTACAACGTCACAGTGACCACGGCGACGGCGTTTACCTACCAGATCAGCCAGATTACTCCGATCGCCTCTGGGTCCCTTCTGGGGGCAAAGACTCGCATCGTGACCGCCTACCTGACGCTGCCCTACGGCTTTACGCTGATCCCGCAGACTGGAATTTAACCATGGCCAATATTGCAATCACCAACTTGCCGACAGTAACCGCCATGACCGGGCTGGAGCAAATTCCAGCGGTCCAGAATGGAGTCACTGTGCGAGTGACGGCCGCGCAAATTGCTGGCCTGATTCCGGTCTTGCCGGGTTATACGGTAGCAACGCTGCCATCGTCAGCAACCAAAGGCCAGCAAGCCTATGTCACTGACGCACAGTCTCCGACGTATCTGGGACCTTTGACGGGCAACGGGTCAGTGGTCACTCCGGTGTTTTACAACGGCAGCGCTTGGGTCGCTGGGTAAGGGGGAATCATGACAGGCAGTGCAGTCATCGGGTTTATTGGCGCAGCAGGCGGTGGCGGCGGCGGATTTACGCCGCAGGTCGTTATCAATCAAACGAGCCCATACACCGTCCCGTCCGGCTCGACCAACATCGTCGTCGAAATTTGGGGCGGTGGTGGTCAGGGTAGCGGCGGCACGTCGCCCGGCGGTGGCGGCGCGTCTGGCAGTTATTCGCGGTCCAGTTATGCGCTGAACGGATCGGGTACGCAGACGCTGACGTTTACTATCGGCTCTGGCGGATCTGGCGGCGGTTCTACTGGCGGCGGCGGCGGTACGACGACGGTATCGAGCGGCAATATCACCGGTTTTACGACGATGACAGCGGCTGGTGGTGGTGGTGGTACAGCGCCAACGACCGGCGGCACTCCGGGCGGATTGCCGACAGCGGGTAATCAGGCCAACCAAAACGGCGCATCAGGCTCTGCCCCTACGGGCGGAACCGGCATAACCGGCACCGTTTCCGGCGACGGTTCGCCATACGGCGCGGGCAGCGCCGGTAACGCAGGCACGGCAAGTCCCGGCGGCGCAGGCGCCGTCGTCTTCTACTTCACCTAAGGAATTTTATGAAAACGCTTCATCTGATCGCGCTGTTTTCGTTCTTGGGGATGGCGGTTATTTCGGGCTGCTCAAGTTCTTCTGGCCCTTCTCAGCCCCCCGTCGTTGTTGTGACGCCTAGTTTCTGGGGTCCCAACACCGCGTTTCCTACAGGATCCGTAATCAATTTTGTAGTGTCTGGTCAGGTATTCCATGCAACCGCCATCACAGGCGGCAAAACGGGTGCCACTCAACCTGTAATTCCGGTGAATGGGACTGCTAAAGACGGCACTGTTGTCTGGCAGTACTCAGGCGCTGGGGCCGCTTAACAACTTAGAGGTCGTCATGGAGTTCAATCCATTGGATACGCAAAAACTTTTGCGAGCATCAACTATCCCCTCAAAGGATTTTACAGGGGCTCTTCTGGCCATTTTGGTCGCGCTTATTGCATGGATTGGCACTTCATTGATCAATCGAGTTGATCAGTTGGCTGAAAATTTCAATTCTTATGCTTTGAAAATGGAAAACAGAGTCACTGCCATTGAGCAGAAACTGCAGACCATCAGCAGGAAGGATCAATGATGTTCAAATTTCTTGCTCAAATTCCCAAGTTCTTCGAACTGTTTAAAGAAGGTAAAGAAGTCGCTGACCCGGCAACTTGGAAAAACCGCACAATTGCGACTAACGTAATTCTTGCGCTTCTGGGAACTTTGCTGGGATTGGGTAAAGCCTTTGGGTTCAACGTGGAGTTGGATAGTGACACCACACAGAATCTGGCTGCGGGCATTGTGGCTATCGTCACTGCTTTTAATGCCGTCATGCACACAATTACGTCAGCAAGGGTTGGAGTGTCATCCAACGGCGGCGGTAGTTCCGCCGAAGGAAACACCGCTGACAGCGACAAGCCTGCAGAAGGCTGAGTTTGATATTGGATTTTCGTGCAATTTAACAGAGGAATGAACAATGACTTTTTTCGCTACGCTTGAACAGGACGTTGCTGCACTGGGTAAGTGGTTCAATGGCAACCCGGTCGGTGCCGCTATCGAAGCCGACTTCAAGGCTGCTGTTTCGGAATTGGAAAGTATCGCCGTGGCCGATCTTGAGAATGCGGTCAAAGTGATCGGCCTTGCGGCTCTTACCGGGCTGGCGACAGGAGGCACGGCTGGCGCCATTGCGGCGGGCATCGCTTCTGCTGAGACTGAATTCAAGTCGTTGGGTAAGGATCTCACGTCGAAGACGCTGAACACGCTTGTCACGACGGTTGTGAATCAGGTTTCGGCGGCAACGACCCCTACTCCGGTGGCTGCCCCCGTATGAAAGTTGACGGCGACTGCTTGTCCCTTACAGAAGGCAGTGAGTCATGCCGACTTACCGCCTATCCAGATCCGGTTGGCATCTGGACCATTGGCTATGGCCATACGGGTCCTGACGTCCATCCGGGTCTGGTGATCTCAAAGGATCAGGCAGAAAGCCTGCTGGAAGCCGACTTGGCCAATGCAGAACTCGCCGTTAATACCTACGTGAAGGTTCCACTGACGCAGCATCAATTTGATGCGTTGGTGGACTTCACGTTTAACGTAGGCTCTGGAAATCTTTTGCATTCATCGCTGTTGAAGTACTTGAACGAAAAAGATTACGCCGCTGCGGATGCTGAATTTCAAAAATGGGATTTGGCTGGCGGCAAGAAATTGCCCGGGTTGACTGCTAGACGAGCCGCTGAAGCGGCTTTGTTTGCTAAGGATTAATCATGTCCGCCAATACGACGCCGCTGACTTACAACGGGTACGTCAATCAGATTGCCACTATGGCCGTCGTCAATACGACGACCGTCAACGGTGTCATTCAGGGCGTCGATACGGCATTCAACGCCATCATTCCGCAGATGTTGAACTATGCGGAACTTCGCATACAGCGCGATTTAGATCTTCTGCCGTCAGTAGTGCCGCGTACGTACACGATTTCGCCGTATACAAACATGTTGCAGATCTCTGTGGACGACTTTGTAACTATTCAGACGGTGCAAATTACTCAGCCTTACCTCCCGGCTGTTTCTCTGCAGCCTGTGTCAAAAGAGTACATGCAGGCAGTGTTTAGCAATCCCAACAACCTTGGGACGCCAGCGTTCTTTGCTATGACAGGCGGAGACCTTTCGTCGGGCGGCAGCACGTATAACAGCATCATGTTTGGACCTTACGCCGACGAGTCGTACCCCGTGACGATTTACGGCACGATTCGCACGCCTACTTTGTATTCGTTTGCGACGACGGCTCAAGCCAATACTTCGACGACATTTATTAGCACATACCTGCCGGATCTTTTGATCATGGCCAGCATGGTCTATATCAGCGCCTTCCAGCGTAATTTCGGCCGCATGAGCGACGATCCAGCCATGGCGCAGAGTTACGAGGGTCAGTATCAGGCTCTTAAGAACGCGGCCATTCTCGAAGAGTACCGGAAGAAGTTCCAAGGCTCTGCGTGGTCGTCTATGTCTGTTCCTCAGGGCGCTACGCCGACGAGATAAGACATGCCACACGCAAGCGTAAAACTGAAGCCGGGAATTGATCTTAACGAGACGTTGGCGCTCAACGAGGCTGGCTTTTCGTCGAGCAACCTTATTCGTTTCATTTACGACAAGACTTTAGGCGCGCTCATTCAGAAGTTGGGCGGATGGACGAAGTTCTATCCGTACGCCTTTAGCCAAACGATTCGCGCCCTTTGGGCGTGGGAGACGACTCAGTCTGTGTCGTACCTTGCGCTTGGAACGCAGTCGCCTAATTCATCGACGTCGGCATCATTGTCTGTCATCCCGCAGGGTGGCACGGTCCAAGACATCACTCCGACCTACACCGTCAACAACATTGCGGCATCGGTCAACACGCCAACGGTAGGCAGCCCGTACTTTGTCATCAACGATTCGGTTGTGACGGGCATCACAAGTTATGACTCGGTATACATCGCCACGCACATTTCTGTCGGCGGAGTCATTCTCTTTGGCCTGTACCCTTGCGACCCTAATGGCTATTTGAGCGCGGGCAGTTATTCGGTCATGGCCACTGACGTGCTCGGGAACGCGCTTGCGGCTAACGCAGTCACGCTTGCGACGACAGCGGCCACTGGTACGGGATCGGTTGCGACGGTATCTTTCGCAGCGCTTCCTGTGCCCCCGGCCGTAGGATCTACGGTCACAATCTCTGGCGTTACGCCAAACTACAACGGCACGTTTACGGTTCTGGCTTCGCCAGCACCGACTACGACGTCGGTGTCGTTTTCTAGTTCGACAACGGGATCGCAAACCGTTGCGGGCACGATTTCAATCCTGAATGCTGCCGTTCTGGCTCAGTACACCACGACAACCAGTTCGTCGATCGTGACGGTTACTTTGCCGTATCACGGTTATTCGGTCGGATCGACTTATCCGGTATTGGTATCAACCACGTTGAACGGTCTCACCCTGTACGGAAATTACATCGTGCAGTCTGTCATCAATGCCGCGCAATTCACGATCAACGCAGGGAACACGGCCACAAGCGCGGGTTCTGCCTATATCAACGGTAATCTAGCCCGGTACATTTACGGATTCGGCGTTGGCGCGATTCCATCCGGCACCGGGTACGGTATCGGCACATATGGCTCTGGCGGATACGGCACTGGCACTGCAGTCACGCCGTCTACCGGAACAAAAATCATCGCGTACGACTGGACTCTCGACAATTGGGGCGAGATTCTGGTCGGGGTGGGAGTTAACGATGCCGGGTATAGCGGCACTCAATATTCGCCTATTTATGCGTGGAATGGATCTGGCGGCGCGCCCACGGCCGTAGCCCTTCCTTATGGGCCTCCAGTCAACGAAGGCGTGTTCATGGCGATGCCTCAGCGCCAACTTGTGGCGTATGGCACCACATTCACGGGCATTCAAGATCCGCTTCTGATTCGCTGGTGCGACGTAAACAACTTCAACGTCTGGGTAGGCCAGATCACCAATCAGGCCGGGTCATACCGCCTGCCGAAAGGATCTAAGATCATTGGCGCCATTCAGGGTCCTCAACAGGGGTTGGTGTGGACTGACGTTGACCTGTGGGCCATGCAGTACGTGGGGCCGCCGTATATTTACTCGTTCAACGAGATCGGATCGGGTTGCGGCCTGATTGCTAAGAAAGCCGCTGCGGCCCTTAACGGTATTGTCTACTGGATGGGTCCGTCTCAGTTCTACATGCTCTCTGGAAGCGGCGTAGAGCCTTTACCGTGCCCTATTTGGGACGTCATCTTCCAGAACCTTGATCAGACCAATTTATCTAAAATTCGCGTTGCCGTGAATTCGCGCTTTGGCGAAATCAGTTGGTATTACCCAACGACGACCAGCAACGGCGAAGTATCGAACTACGTCAAATTTAACGCCTATCTAAACGTCTGGGATTTTGGAGCGCTTGGAAGGACGGCTTGGATCGATCAGTCGGTTCTTGGACCGCCTATTGGAGCCGATCCGGTTTCTGGCTACATCTATCAGCACGAGACCTCGACCGATGCAGATGGGCAGCCTTTGTTGGCCTCGTTCCAGACGGGTTACTTTGCCCTCGACGAAGGTGACTGGAAGACCTTTGTCGATCAGGTATGGCCTGACATGAAGTGGGGATACTACAACGGCACCCAGAATGCGACGGTCAACCTGACGTTCTACGTTGCAAACTACCCCGGCCAGACGCCTACTCAGTATGGACCTTATGCGCTGACGCAGCAGACGACGTTCATTACGCCTCGATTCCGTGGACGCCTTGTGTCCATTGGGCTCTCGAGCAATGATGTCGGCACGTTCTGGCGTTTGGGAAACATTCGCTATCGCAGTCAACAGGATGGTAAATTCTGATGGCCGCCTCACTCAGTGACATCCTGTCGGCACTTAAAAACGGCGTCATTGCTATCAATGGCCTGATCTCTTCGTATGCGGCTAATTTGCTGGCGCAAAGCGCGCTGACGACGTCTTACTCGATCTTGTACACCGCGAACACTTCGTCGCGCGTGTACGTGAACGATATTTGCGTCTGCAACACAACAGGCGCCGCTTTGTCGGTCTATATTTCGCTGGTTCCACTTAACGGCACTCCGGGCGCCTCTAACGCGCTTTTCTACAATGCCTCAATCCCGGCCTATAGCACCTTGCAATGGACTGGGACTCAGGTGCTCAATAGTGGCGCCACCATTCAGGCTTATGCGTCTGCGACGGGTTGCACCGTGAACATTTCAGGCAGGGCCGCGACATGACGATCAGTCTTTACCCGCAAAGCATTTACACAGGCAGCACAGAGACTTCTATTGCTGCGCCTTGGTACATGCAGGTCTCGCGTGGCCTCGTGCCGGGATGCTCGGTCGTCAATATCTACGGCTACCAAGGCGCGTTACCCAACAGCACGGGCGCTACGTTTTACCCAGTGTGGGAGAACACTACGCAGTACACGTACCCTGCGTCAGCGGCGCAGGTGTTGCTCTGGAGTTCGTCAGCGTCGGATACGGCGGTGCAGGTTCTGATCAACGGGCTGGATTCCGGTTACAACGCGATCTCAGAGACACTTACGCTGACCAACGGCATGACGGGTGTTACTTCCGTCAATTCATACCTGCGGATCAACGGCATCTCTGTGGTCGGAACGGTTAACGCAGTAGGTACGCTGAACGTAGGCAACTCGGGCAAGACGCTCCAGTACGCTGAGATCACTGTTGGATACGGCAAAAGTCAGATGATGATCTACACCGTGCCGAACGGGTACACGTTCTATCTGACGCGCTCTAACGCGTACTCAAGCCTCAACGGTAACACGGCGGGTAACTACTCGTTCTATCGCGTGTACACGCAATCCAGTACGGGCCTGATTCAGATTCTTCTTCAGGCTCCGTTCACGAACGAATACGGGACGCTTCGCGTTGCGCCCCGTGCCTATACGCAGAAGACCGACATCCAATGGCAAGCGGCGGGAGAGCCAGCATCTGGCTCATTCCAAGTCGGCATCGGTGTCGAAGGCATCCTCATCTCCAACACGGCGGCTTAACCATGCCTCTTACTCACGGTAAAAGTCAGAAGACAATTAGCCACAACATCGCGGAGATGATCCATGCGGGTCACCCTAAAGATCAGGCTATTGCTGCGGCGCTTGCTACGGCCCGCAGTTCAGCGGGCGGTGGCTTACGCTTACCTACTAAACATGCTGCTGCTTCTGGTGGGGGAAAACTTCACGTGGGACCAATTCATAGTTCTGTGGCGGGCCGTACTGATCATCTGCCTATGCATGTGCCTAGTGGCGCTTATGTAATTCCTGCCGACATCATTTCGGCCATGGGCGAAGGCAACACGATCGCTGGCTTCAAACACATGAAACGCATTTTTGGAGGAGTTCCTTATGGCGGAGGGTCCGCGCCTTATGGTCAGTCTGGCGGTCCTTATGGCGCTGAAATGCCTCATCGTGCGGCTGGCGGCGCAACAGATGGAGGAGTGCCCATCGTCGCCGCAGGCGGAGAATACGTCCTCGCCCCGCACCAAGTGATCGAAGCAGGCGACGGAGATCTTGACCGTGGACATAAGGTTCTCGACGCATGGGTCAAGGAAATGCGAAAGAATACGATTAAGACTTTATCTAAATTGCCCGGACCTAAAAGGGATTAAGACATGACCGATCCAGTTGAACTTCAGATTCGTCTCGCGGGCCCTCAGGACCTTGATGAAATCATGAACATCGCTCTGATGGCGTGCGAAGAGAATGGGTTCTTGCATCCGAATCCGCTGAAGATGGCGGCTGAGATCTGGCCTGCCTTGAACAATGATCATGGCCTCTGCGCGGTTATTGGCGCGCCGGGCGGCAAGATCGAAGGCGCCGTTCTGCTTCGGATTGGTTCTATGTGGTACTCCGACTATCAAGTCGTCGAAGAAAAGGCCATCTTCATTCACCCGGAATTTCGCAACGCAAAGGGCGGTCGCGCGTCTAAGTTGTGCGAGTTCAGCAAGAAAGTCGCCGACCATCTGAAAATTCCGTTGATCATCGGCGTTTTGTCAAACCATCGTACCTCGGCTAAGGTCCGCATGTACGAGCGGCAATTTGGCCCACCTAGCGGCGCATTCTTCCTGTATGGCGCCCAGACTGGCAAGTGGCAGGGCACGGAGCACTAACATGTTCGGAAAGACGTCTCAAACAACGAACCAGACCACTATACCGCCAGAGGTATTGGCCCAATACCAATCGGCCACTAATCGGGCGTATGCGGTATCTAACACACCGTTCAAATACTATAACGGCGAGTTCGTTGCGGGCATCAATCCACAACAGCAGCAGGGTATCTCAGGCATCAATGCCGCTGCCTATCAGGCGCAGCCCACCTACCAGAATGCGATTGGTGGCGTGCAATCGGCTTATGCCGGGGCGCAGCCGTACAACATGGGCGCCACGGCGTACGCGCTGGGCGCCGGACAGAATGTTGATCCGTCTCAGATCAACGGGGCGGCGATCAATCAGTTTATGTCGCCTTACCTGCAGAACGTCGCAGGTAGCGAGGCAGCGCTCCTTAATCAGAACCAACAACAGGCCATGGCGGGCCAGTTGGGCAACGCCATCACGTCAGGCGCCTTTGGCGGAGATCGGGCTGGCATCGCTGCCGCCAATCTGAATCAACAGAACCAGTTGGCCAACGCCAACATCTACAGCAACATCCTGAATCAGGGTTACAACCAAGCCCTGAACGCTGCTCAGCAGCAGCAGGGCGTCTACTTGGGCGCAGAACAGGCTAATCGAGCCGCTTATGGAAACGCCGCGCAGTTGCTGCAGGGCATCGGCCAGCAGCAATACGCGCAGGGGCTTGGCGCGGCGCAGGAAACGGCTGCTTTGGGTCAGGGCGCTCAGGATGCGGCACTGCAAGGCGCTCAGGCGCAGATCGGTGCAGGTACGCTGCAGCAGCAGACTCAGCAGGCGCAGGACGCCGCGCTCTACAATCAATTCAACATGGCAGAAGCCTTTCCCTTCCAAGCATCGCAGTTCTACACAAACGCTGTCGAAGGTATTGGCGCGCTGTCCGGGCAGACGCAGACGACCACGACGCCGGGCGGCCTCTTTGCCGCGCGAGGTGGCGCCATTAAGCGCGAAGGACATGCTCACGGCGGCTCTACAAGTCAGGGTGGGCTGGTTGGCCTTAGTGGAGTACGTGAGCCCTTTGCCTATGGCGGCGTTCAGGCGACTCCTTCAGGCGTTTCTCCTGTTGATTTCAACGCCATTCTGCAAGCCCAGCAGTCCAGCCTTGAATCGAATGCGCCGTACGCGCACGCGACTTTCTACGGCAGCAAAGGCAACGCGCCGTATGGCGGAACTCAGGGCCTTATCCCGCAAAGCGGCAACGCCATTCCGCATATGCTCACGCCAAACAATCCGCGCATGCCTCAACCGAAGAGCGCATCGGATCAAGTTAAATCGATGAACGATTTGGCTGAAGGGCTCAATAAAGATTGGAAAAAGGGTCAGGACATTTACAATTCGGCCAAAAATGCCTACAACAGTTATCAGGCTGGCCGGGATATTAAAAATTTCCAAGGGAACATTGGAGACATTAATCCCGAAACGGCTGATGCGGCACAGAATGTTGTAAATTTTGGCGGAATGCCTTCCGTTGCAAATGACCCGCCAACTTTAGCGCGTGGCGGACTTGCTGGATATGCGGACGGCGGCGAAACCGGACTCGACATTCCAGAGGAAACGTCTCAGGCGAAATTGCCGTCCATGAATTCGGCAGCGCCTCCGACTGATCAAAACGCACAAGATCTTAAAGCCATCGCTCAGGTAGCCGCTTTGTTTGCTGCTCGCGGCGGAGCCATTGAGCGCGAAGGTCACGCCTACGGCGGCGTTCCGGGCGTTAACCCGGCTATGGCGCCTCATATGGGTCTCGCAATGCCGCGTCCGATGATGCAGGGCGCTGGAAAGGCAGAAGTTGGCGGCCCCATGCATCCACAAATTCGCGCGGCACTTGAAGGGCTGCGCCGGGCTGAGGGCGGTCGGATTCACAAAGACAAGGCGGGTGTCGTTAGCGGCGATGGAGGTGGCTGGGATAGCAGCGACCCGCTGCCTGACATGCCCAATAGCGATCAGCCACAAGATAAGCCTTTGGGCTGGTTCGACATGCCGTCGCTCAATCAGTTTATGCATCCGTTTGACACCCTTAAGCAGGGGTTGGCGGGCAAACAAGAATCGACTCCAGCAACATCTCGTCCTGAAACCGCTCATGAAACAATGGTTAGGCAGGACAAGGAAGATGAAGCGCGCTTTTATCCAAAGCCGGGATTGAAACCAAAACTCGCGCCTGTTGCATCTCCTGCGGCACCGCCGCCTGCTGAGTCTTATGGAACATCATCTTTTGTAGGCCCGGCATCGCCGAATTTTGTTGGCGAAGGCCCGCCTGCGCCTGAAAAGAAGCCAGTGGCCGCACAGCCCGCCGATGAAACCACCGCGACTGGGTTGGCTCCACCTGCTCCACAAAGTTCGGCCGTGTCTGCCAATCCTTCGATGATTGACAAGTTGAACGCAACCCCGCGCAATCCGTCAGTCGCTCCAGAAGAGCAGCATCCCGGAATTATTAGCAGGCTGTTCAAAGATGAAAAAGGCAATTGGGATCCTAGCAAGATCATCCCGATTGCAACGGGCGTCACGGCGGCAATCAATGCGCCCACTCAGCATTTGGGCAATGCGCTCGCGTATGGGGTGAACGCTGGCGTTCAGTCGTATCTGCCGACGCAAATGAAGCAGGCCGAAATCACGGCTCAGCAAGCGCAGAATCGCGGAATCGATATCGAGAACGCAATCCGCACTAACAATATTTCGGCTGATGCGATCGATACGAATAAGGGTCTTGTACGATTGGCGCAAGGCAATTGGGTGCCTTATGGCCAGTGGATGGACATGGGGCAGCCTGCCACATGGGGTTCTGCAGAGTCCGTTGCTGGAATGAATCGACTTGCCGCAGGGAAAGTTATCAACGCGCCTCCGCAAAAGCCCGTGTCTCCCATTGCGTACCAGCCTACAAACATAAACGGCAGGCCGTTGGTGTCTCCTGAGGCTCGAGCCGAAATGGATCTCGACGCGCAGAATTTCATGCGTGGTCCGGGATCGATGGGTGCCGCGAGTCTTCAGCGCAATAAGACTGATTCAGATAATTTTGAAAATTCCATTTCTGCCAAAGCAGAGGCTGGCAGGCGTCATGGCTCTAATTTAACGACGCTGGCTTCATCGATTAGCGGAATCGATGACAATACGTTCTTGCATTCAGGTCCGTTTTCGGACATCAGAGCAACCGCGCTCAACTATTACAATGACCTTGTAAAGATGGGCGGACACCCTGAGTTGGTTGCAGATCAAAGTGACATCACAAACCATACGATGGCAGATAAAATTTCTGCTGCGTTGCGGTTTAACCTTGCCAGCGATAGCCAGCAGCATTCGCTGCAGTCTTTAATGGAAGCAGGCACTGGCGTTCCGGGTACAAATCTAGATCGTCATACGGCCCTTTCGATGCTGTCCTCTTTGATGCTCGAAAAGCAAAAAGATTTGGACAAAGAAGACTACGTCCGCGATGCAAGGAATTATTCAAAGAGCCCGTACAGTTTTAATGCTCGCAGTGCTGACAGGCAGTTTAGAAAGCGTGACGGGTCGGACGACCACTATTTCCCTGACAAGGACAAACTGACGGCTGCCTTGGAAGACAATAACTTTCTGAAGGGCGTTCTTAACGGCTCGTTTAGTCAGCAAGAAATTCAGGCTTGGGAGCGTAATCACAACGCTCGCGGAATCACTCGATACATCTTAGGCAGGTAACGGTATGCCGTACGATCCTAGCAACGACTACGACTACGCTGCTCGATACGGGGCTCCTCCAGAACCGTCGCCTGAAGAGCCCGTCGCGCCAGCGGCTCAAGCGCCTGTGCAGCCGAAGGCGCCGGGCGATTTGTCTGATGAGGATTATCAGAAGAGCCTTCAAAGCCTTCGCGCTAAGGGCGTGAGGTTGGCGGGTGACCCTGCACCTCCGGGAAGCGAAGGCGGAGAAAAGCCCAAGAGCAATAAGACGATTTGGCATCAAGCCGGAACGCCATCGGCGCCGGGTGAGCCTGAGATGAGTTGGGGAGAAGTGGGATCTAAAGCGTTGTCGAATGCCATTCCCAGTGCATTTGGCGCCGTTAATGCGGCAGCCAGCGGCATCTTGCACCCTATCGACACGGCCAAGGCGCTGGCGGCGATCGCATACGGCGGATATTCGCAGGCTAAGGGCGCGATGGGATTCGAGCACAATCCCGAAGACGAGAAACTGATCGGCGCGCTTGAAGACCATTACAAGAACGTATATGGATCGATTGCTGGCTTCAAAAAAGCACTTGCCGAAGATCCTGCAGGCATCCTGATGGACGCTTCGACGTTCCTTGGTGGAGCGGGAGCGGTAGGCAAAGTGGCTGGCCTTGAAAAGATTGCGGGTGCTGCAGGAAAGGCAGCGTCGATCGTCGATAAGTTAAACCCTGTTGCTCGAGCCGGGCAGTTGGCGGTTGGCGCCGCGAAGTTGCCAGTCAACATCGCGCGCGGCGCAATGAGTAAGGCCAGCGGTGTGTCTACATACGCGCAGCAAGTTGCTACCAAAATTGGCTCCATGACGGGCAAAGCAGGCGACGCCATGCGTGACGCCTACAATCGGTTTGCGCGCGGAGAGGGCGATCCTACTGAATGGGTGTCCAAGTCAGAAAGCGCGCTTAAACAGGATAAGCAGGCTGCCGTTAATGATTACATTCGGAAAAAAGGATCTCTTCAGCCGGGAGCGCCTAGTTTTCAACCTGTCGAAGACGCGATAGCGGCCGCGCGTCAAGAAACTCAATTGGCAGGTCCCGGATCAGCCGCATTTCAAAACGCCAATTCTGCGATTGATCAGGTCGAACAACTTGTCAAAGAACACAAGTATGGCGTGAATGGCGGTTCGCCTGTTCAGCCGACGATTCACAGTTTCGATAACCTGAAGCAGGCTATCGGCGACCTGATGAATGGAACGAACAATCCAGCCGCGCAACGCCATCTGGGCGCCATCTACAACAGTGTCAAAGGGTCCATTCGCGCAATCGACCCGGCTTACGACGATTTGATGGAAAAGTACTCGACTGCCATGAGCGGCGTGAATGACGCCAAGAAGTTGCTCATCGGCGGAGACAAGACGGGCGCCACGGCGTCGATGGCAAAGGCGCTGCGATCCATCAAAGACACCACGGGCGTCAACATGCTCGAGAGGATGGCCAAGTACGAACCGACGTTGCCCGCCATGTTGGCAGGCCATGCGGTGAATCCGGCCACGGCAGGCGTCACGCACACAATTCAAGACATGATCGCTGGCTCGATTCTGGGTCACGGCGTGCATCCCGTTGTTGGCGCCGCTACGATGATTGCGGGTTCACCCAAGGTTGTTGGTGCTTTGAACTACGGCGCTGGCCGTTTAGGCGCACTGACTGGCATTGCGCCAGCCTCTCGAGCCGTATCCAAGGTTGTAAAGGCATTGCCAAAGAACTCGACCTACTACGCAGGCAATGCGGAACGCGAGAACGAGCCAGAAGCACTTTCTGAGGCCCCTGCTGCAGCGCCTGACAAAGGCGCAGACACGTACTCGAAGATTCTTCATCAGGAAAGTAACAATAAGCAGTTCGACGAAAAGGGAAATCCGAAAACGTCGTCGGCTGGTGCCATCGGTGCCGCGCAGATCATGCCGGGTACTGGCCCTGAAGCCGCGCGCCTTGCGGGCGAAGACTGGGATGAAAATCGATTCCGCAACGACGCTGACTACAATCGGAAATTGGGCAAAGCGTATTTTGAGCACCTCAAGGACATGTTTGGCGATGAGCGTCATGCCGTTGCGGCGTATAACGCTGGACCTCAGCGCGTTAAAGATGCCTTGGCAGACGCGCATTTCAGCGGCAAAGACTTTCTTGAGCACTTGCCGGAAGAGACGCGCAATTACGTTCATAGCGTCACAGGCCGTGCTACAGGCGGCCGTGTTGGCCGCGCTTCCGGTGGCCGCCTGAACGACATTGAGCCGCTGGTGCAACGCCTCATGAGCCGCTATAAGCAGGCCAAGAAACTGACTGACATGACTACGAAGCCGCTTCTCGATTCGCCCGACGAGCATATCGTGCAGGCGCTGAAGGTCGCGCAGGACGCAATTTAGGAGTCGCAATGCCAACCCCGCCAAGTACTTTTACGACAAACAAGACGTTCGAGCAGCCTGCCAATGGCGCCTACAGCAATACTTGGGATTCTCCCGTTAATGCCGACTGGGCGGCCATCGATGCGTGCTTTGGCGGTACGACGACGATTAACCCGACGTCCACGGGCGCTTCGGTCATTGTCCTGACGGTTACCCAGTATCGGCCTCCCAACATCGTCATCTCGGCGGGCACTCTGACGGCCGGGTACACCAACGTGACCTACCAGATCCCGTCAGGCGTCGGCGGCTTTTGGTCGATCGCGAATGCCTGCCCGACTGGCACGCCTTCGACGACGTCTTACACGGTGACGATCACGTCGGGCGGTGGCGGCACGAGCGTTGTCTTGCAGCCATCGACGCGCACCCTGCTGTTCTGCGACGGTACCAACGTGTTCAGCGGCCTGTCTGGCGCGCTGGCGGCGGCCGGGTCTACCAGTCAGGTGCAATACAACTCGGGCGGTTCGCTGGCAGGCTCCGCAAACTTGGCTTTTGATGGCAACATCCTGACGGTCGGCGACAGCACTGTCACCGCGACGTTTACGGGCTCCACAGACGCCACGGGAACCGTCCTGACGGTCTCGAGCGTGACGGGCACAATCGCCGCAAATCAAAAGGTCTACGCCCCCAGTATCCCGTCTGGCGCGACTATCAGCGGCTCAGGTCCGACCTACACGATCTCTCCGTCATATCCCAACCTTGCGGCGCAACCGATGTTCTCGGCCACGACGGGCGAAGCGGTTAACGGCTTCCTGACGTCGCCATATGCGACGATCAACCAATTGGTCCTGACTCGAGCGGTCGCGCTGTCGGGCCTGATCTCGATTACGGGCACTGGCACTGCCGGGACTATGGATAACGTCAACCTCGGGCAGACGACGCCAGCGCTGGCTCAGTTCAAGCAAGCAGCCACTCCATCGGTCAACATCGGAAACAGCGGCACTGGATTTACGATGGACTGCTCGGCATCGAACGTCCAGACCTTGGTGATGACGGGCAACGTGCCCAACACCGGATGGACGATCAACAACAAAGTCGATGGCCAGACCATCAACCTGTTTATTACGCAGGGATCCTCATGGACGCTGGCGTGGCCGACGTCGTTTAAGTGGCCCGGCGGCACGGTGCCTGCCATCTCGACTACGAGCAGCGCGGTAGATCTTCTGGTGATGACCTACCGCAGCAGCACGGGCTACTGGTATTGCACGCTCTCAAAGGCCTTCGCATGACTTTCGCGACGCGCACTCTAGGCTATTTGGGCGGCATCAACGTGTCGGTGATTGTCGGCACCATGACCACCACAACGGGACGCAGCACGTTGACATGGTGGGGATGGAGCACCATCTCTGGCAGCGGGAGCATCTACTACCCAGACTCCCCCGTGGCTGGTAGCGTCATTCCGTCACCACTTTACATCAACGGCGTGCAGATTCTTGGAATTGCGTCGGTCAGCACGCCTGCAAGCACCACCAGCGCTTCGGGCTACTACGTTTACGTCGCGGGGAACAACACCACGCTGATCAGCACGCTGACGGTGGCGGGCGTGACCATGACATCGCCGACGGCAACATTCGACAACGCGGTGTTAGCGAATGTGGCCAACACGCGCTATCTGTTCTCTCGATCCGACACCACGACGCTGTTTGGCACGACTGTTGGCGCTTCCGTGCCTGTCCTGCTGACCTAAGGCGTGAACTCTTTGATCTTGCCAATGTGCGCGGTGTTGATGCCCATCGGGCCAACCGACTTAGTGCTCATGCCGTCTTTGTAGATTTCTTCGACGATGATGAACGGGTTGTCGTTACACAACTGAATGAATTCTTCAAAAGAATCGACATCGGCATCGCCGATGACTTGATGGACAAGGCTTTGAGCCCGCGAGGGCATGTTCAACGTGATTTGGAATCGCATCGGTAGTCTCCATAAGGCGGTGAGGGCCGTCCCCCACCGCCTGCGAAGATTAGCCGAAGTCGTCGGCCGTTCCCAGATTAACGGGCGTAGAACCCGTGCTCGGAGGCACTTGAACCGTTCCACCCACCGCAGGAGCGGCAGTAACAGCCTTAGGAACGTAAACAAGATCCGCCGGACGAGCGACCCATTTGATGATCTCGAACGTCGGCACGTAGTTCGTGCTCTTCTTCGCGCCCTCGCCAGTGGTCACAGGGACCGTCGCCTTCAACTTCACGATCGGCAACATACCGGGGTTGGACTTCGCGCCAGCCAGATATGCGTTATGCAACTCGTCGATGCCACGCAGGCACGAGCGCGCAGTCGATGCGAACTCACGAATGGTGCCGCCCAACGTGTTGCTCAACTTGATCAGGATGCGGAAACCCGGCTTGTGATTCGCCGAAGGCGGAGCCGGAATGCGATCGCCAAACTTCGCAACAGCAAACGACGGCGCGCCGCCCGTGCTGAAGTCGATGCTGCCCGTCTCGATGTTTTCAACATCGAAGATGGCCGCGAATTCGTTGGTGATGTCTTTCGTCACGTACGCGCCATCAACGTAGTCGCGCAGTGAGAAGCGGCCAGCACGAGCGTCATACTTGACGATCGGGATGATGTCGCTGCCGCCTTCCGAAGCAAAGTTAAAACCTAAAGCCATTGTCGTTTCTCCAAAATGCAGCAGTCTGGCCTGCTACTTGCCTTCGGGCACAACGCCCAATCCATCAAACGCCCCACACCTCAAATGCCGCTTGGCGGGCAAGTGGATCGTTCCAATAAAACGAATCGACGTCAGGAGTCACAAGCGATGCAATCTCCATCGGGTCATCCGAAATGTTGACCAGTTTCTGAACGGTCAGTGCAATTTTAACCAATGCGTTGAAATGCTCATCGGCATTTTCAAGCCGATACGTGGCCGACTTCTTCGGCGTCACGTACGCAATCATTGGGTCGATCGGCTTGTCGCCCGCGCTAACGCCTTTCGAGTAGAGCGCAACCTGCCGCGCGTGCGGCACGCTGATCTTCGACGGCAGTGCGTGCGTCGTCTTCAGGTCAACAAGCGCGCCCGATTCAAACAGCATGTCGTAGTAGCCGAAGAGCGGCACCTCAAGGCCGGGGACCTCAATGCGGACCTCGCCCTGTGTCGAGATCAAGCCGCCCATCGGCAATAATGCCTTCAAGCCTTCCTCAATCATCAGAATGATCGCGCCAGCCTCTTTGTCGATGCGCGGATCCGACGACAACGCCGTCAACGTCTGAAATTTGCTGATCGCAATCTCGCAACAATCACGCAAAGACGACTTACGGTTCATCAGGCCATGCACAATGCCTTCTTCAACGCACGTGCCGCGATGCGCGGCGGCGCCGACAGGCTGCGTGCGGCCCAGCACCTTCTGCATGACGAACATAGCGGGCTGCGCCGCAAAGCCGTTCAGAGTCGATGGCGAAAGATGCTTGATACCGAATGCGGCAAATGACATCAGGCATTGCCCGCGTTGCTGTCGGGCGGCGTGACGGAATTCAACACGTTGATCAGGTCCTGCGCGAGGTAGACCGCCTGATGCGTGTTGTGGTTTCCGTTCTGGACCATGGCCGCAAAAATGTTGATCGCAAAATGCTCGCGGATGGTCAGAGATTGCGCCATCGAAAACCCATCAATCGCCCTGAGACTCATGCTTCTACTCCGTGCTTTGCGCCGTAGAAGGCAATCAACGTCGCGTCAGCGCGGCCGTCGTCCTTCTTGCGCTTGAACAACTCTGAATACTTCGGGAACAGAGCCATGGCGCGCTCGCGTGAGCCGTCCTTGCCATCGCGCAGGTTCAGCGCCTTCTGCCATGTGCGCGGCGGCACGATGGTGACGGGAATCTCGTACGCGCCTAGCACGCCTTCGACGACGCCGACTGAACGACCCAACGAGAACATACTGGTGACGCCCTGTCCCGGCATTGCCCCGACGCGCTCAAGGTAAGCCGCCGCAACGGCCTTGCCCGCGATGAGGTCAGCGACCAGAGCAGCAACAACCTCACGCTTCGTTTTTCCATTCCGCGTCACCTCGACGACAGGCATGTCGTGGACCTCAAGCGTCCCCTCAACGCTGTCGTAAAGCGCGATCGCGCCGTTTAAACCGGGATCGATGCCGATGATCATCCTTTTGCCTTCTTCAGTTCCATCTGCAACTTCGCAATTTCTGCGGCGTGATGGTTGTTGTTTTTGCGCCAAGCCTCAAGCCCGTCGAGGTACGACTTCCGCAACTCGATGATGACCTTTGCGGCATCTCTGGACGTTTCGTCGTTCCGCTCAAGCAGGCGGTCCACGATGTCGGGTCTGAGACTCATGCTTGCACCTTCAGGAAGCGCCTGAGAGCCGCTACAACGACCTGTGAGGTCGACGGAGCCATAGCCCCACGGGTAGTCGCTTTCAGGGCCTTGTAGACCTCCGCAGGAAGCCTGACGCTGATTCGGCGGTCTGACGTGTCTGATTTGGATGACATGGGGCGCAGGATGGACTTCTCGAAAAAAAAGTTCAATGCCCCTGTTGCATCTTAGGACGAAACGTCCTAATCTTCGTTCTCGGTCGATTAACAACCTATCTGGAGAGCCTCATGAAACTTGGAACCGAAACCGGCAGCGTCCTGAACCACCTCTACTCGCGCATGGTCGTCGGCGAGCCGACCCCCGTCGTTGGCATGGGCGTCACCCTGCTGATGTGGACCGACCGCGCTGCGGGCACCATCGTCGAGATCCGTGGCAACGTGCTCGTCGTCACCGAAGACGAAGTCAAGCGCGTCGACAGCAACGGCATGAGCGAATCGCAGCAATACCAGTTCACGACCAACCTGCGTGGCCGCAAGTCCTACTTCAAGAAGGACCGTAAGGGCATGTGGGTCGAGCACTGCTACAACGACAAGGGCCGCTTGGTGATTGCGCGTGGCTGCGGCCTGCGTATCGGCGAGCGCGCCCACTACCACGACTTTTCGTTCTGAGGAGAACCACATGAGCACTTCACTTGCCAAGATCAACGCCCGCATTGCGCGGGCAGGGATCCCACTGGAACTCGTGCGAGGCGAGGGATATCACTATTTCGTGTTTGACCGCCCCATGATTCAGCGCGACGGCACGATCACGCAGGTGAACATCTATCACGTCGTGATGATCCGCCACACCAAACACTACAGCGCGGCTGAGTGGGTGAACCAAGCGGGACTGGCGTTCATCGCCATCATCGACAAGATCAAAACCGATTGGCCAACAGTGAATATCTAACATGCTCGCAATACAAACAAAATTTATCGACGCATCCAACTTCAAGCCTGCGCGCATGCAGGCCAAGTGCGACCTCAAAACGATTTACGTCCCGTATGACTTTGCGGTCGACAACAAGGAAAACCATCAGGCCGCGTGCCTCGCGCTTTGCGACGCGATGGGGTGGAAGCCGGGGCCTAGCGGTAATTACGATGGGCCGCTTGTGGGCGGTTATTTTGGGAACGCATGCTTCTGGGTCTGGTCAACCACTCGGATCACCACGAAGGGAGAAAAAAAATGAAAGAGATGATCGGCAAGCAAACTAAAAAGCGCTACGTCTTCCAGTCGGAGTCGGACCTGATGGACCACCTGATGGCCGACGACAGCGTCGGCTTCTGCATCCGCTGCGGTCACGAGCACCACGGCATCGAGCCCGACGTCGACAACGCCAAGTGCAAGGAGTGCGGCAACAACGGCGTCTTCGGCGTCGAGGAACTGCTCGTGCGCGGCCTCCACCACTTGGACCCGCTGACATGACGCCCGCGCAGCAGGCTCAGTTCATCCGGGCGGCACTGACCCGGCTTGGCATCACACAAGCCGCTCTGGCGCTTTCTCTGGGCGTCTCAGAGCGCACGGTGAGGCGGTGGGTCAGCGGCACGCAGGAGGTGCCGAAGCCGGTCATGCTCGCCCTCAAAATTATTTTCGAGGGAGGTGTTGCATCAGGACAAAATGTCCGATAACATCTCCTTCGTCGATTTTATCTACCTACCTATTTCGGAGCCTCAAATGAACGCATCAGTCGCCTACCTGCACGGCCTCACGGAGCAGGACGTTTTTGAAGTCACCAACCCGGTCGACGAACTGGGCCGCATCCGCGCTGAGATCGCGGCGCTCAAGGAGTCGGAGGAGCGCCTGCTCACCTTGATCAAGGAGGCAGGCGTCGGCGCCTACGACGGCGTCGCGTATCGTGCCACCGTGTCGGAAGTCGCCCCCCGGGAGTCGTACGACCCAAAGGCGATGGAGGCAAAGTTGCGCGACCTCGGCGTCGACAACCGTTGGTTCACCCACAACACCAAGACGACCGCCGGTTACGTCACCGTGCGCGTCACCGCCCGCAAGTCCAAGTGAGGTGCCCCGTGGCCAAGATCAAATGGGTCAAGCCCAGAGCCGCCAAGTACCTCGCCTCTAAGCGCGGCGAGTGGATCAGCGATGATGGCGTGTTTCGCATCGAGCCGGTCTTCGCGTGGCTTTTCAGTGGTCGCATCGTCGGCAGCAGCCTGTACTTCATGTTCGACCTGCACGGCGAGTATGCGTCGGTCAAGGACGCCAAGCGTGCGGCGGAGGCCTCCTCCAATGAAAGCCTCCACCCACATGGGTGTCGACGTCGAAATTTTCAACTGGTAAGGAGAATCACCATGGCATACCGCATTACCCGCGCAGAGCAGGTCACCATCGACGGGCACACGGACACGATCCGCGCCAAGTACCGGGCTTTCATCCGCGCCATCGAGGAGATGAACGCTGAGATCGAGATGCACACGGCCAAGGTCCAGAGCCTGCTGTCGGACCTCGACGAGGCCAAGGATGAGGCTGCGGGCTTTCTGGAGGACATCCACCGCGCCCACGAGGAGGAGTTCGACTTGGCCACGGAGAAGTGGCAGGAGTCGGAGCGCGGCGAGTCGGTCCGTGCGTGGCTCGACGAACTGCAGAGCCAGATCACCTGCCTGCAGGACGGCACCGACTGGACCCCGCCGGAGCAGGCCGACACCGACATCCTCGACCCGGCGGAGTACCTTGAGGACATGTACATGGAACCTGAGAGCCCCTAAACAAAACCAAGGGGAGCCGTCTCTGGTAGGCGTCTCCCCTTTACTTTGGGTGTTGACAGGGTGTTTCTGCCTGTCTTAGAATCACCCCCGTCGAGTTACCTACCTACCTACATCGGAGATCTTTCAACATGAACGCAGTCACCAACGCCGTCGCCGCCGCCACCCGCTCGTGGTCCCCGTACCAGTCGGCCATTTTCGACTTCGTCGAGAACGGCACCGGCAACGCTGTCGTCGAAGCCGTCGCAGGCAGCGGCAAGACCACAACCCTCGTCGAGGCCTTCAACCGCATCAAGGGCAACGCCGTGTTCTTGGCCTTCGGCAAGGCCATCGCGACGGAGTTGGTCAGTCGCGGCGTCAACGCCAAGACCTTCCACTCGCTGTGCTTCAGCCCGGTGCTCCGCTTCTGCGGCATCAACAACATCGACAAGGACAAGTTGCGCCGCATCATCGCCGACAACCTGACCGACGCCGACGTCCGCACCTACGGCGCGTTCATCAACGAACTCGTCAAGTTGGCCCGCGAAGCCGGTGTCGGCTGCCTCGTCGAGGACAGCGAGCAGGTCTGGCTTGATATCGCTGAGCACCATGACCTTGAAGTCGAGGGCGACATGGCTCGCGCCATCCACCTCGCCCGCCGCCTGCTGCAGGCGTCGAACGAATCGCCGGAGTGCGACTTCACCGACCTGCTCTACCGTTCCGTTCTGGAAGGCATCAGCCTGCCGAAGTTCGACTTCGTGTTCGTCGACGAGGCGCAGGACACCAACGCCATCCAACGTGCGATCCTCCGCAAAATCTCGCACGCAGGCACCCGCATCGTCGCCGTCGGCGACCCGCGCCAAGCGATCTACGGCTTCCGTGGCGCCGACAGCCGCAGCCTCGACCTGATCACCGAAGAGTTCAACGCCATCCGCCTGCCGCTGACCGTGTCGTACCGCTGCCCGAAGTCGGTCGTCGCCTTCGCCCGCCAATGGGTGTCGCACATCGAGTCCGCCCCGGCGGCCGCCGAAGGCGTTGTGGGCAACCTCGGCACCGAATGGAACGGTGCCATGTTCGACCCAACCGACCTGATCATCTGCCGCACGACCAAGCCCCTCGTGGCTCTGGCGTACCGCATGCTCCGCAGCGGTCAGGGCTGCAAGATCCTTGGCAAGTCCATTGGTGAGGGCCTGCAGCGCCTGATCACCCGCATGAACGCCAAGGGCATCGACGCGCTCGTCGAGAAATTGCGCAAGTGGGAAGAACGTGAGGTCGAGAAGGCCAAGGCTCGCGGCAACGAGGCCAAGATCGCCGCCATCCAAGATCAGGCTGAGTCGATCCTCTGCCTCATCGAGAGCCTGCCTGAGACCGACCGCACGGTCCCGGCGCTGCTCCGCCTGCTCGACACCATCTTCGATCAGGAGCGCGGCGTGACGACGTTGGCGACGATCCACAAGGCCAAGGGTCTGGAAGCCGACCGGGTTTACTGGCTGAACTCGTCGCAGTGCCCGTCGAAGTGGGCGCGCAAGGACTGGCAGAAGGAGCAGGAGGCCAACCTTTGCTACGTCGCTGCGACCCGCGCGAAGCAGGAGTTGTACTTGATCGAGGAGGCCCGCTAAGGGCTTATTGACGGACAGGCGGAATCAGCCCATACTCCGCCTGTCCGACATTTCTGACCTACCTACTGGAGCGATCATGGACTACGACAACCGCCTGCTTTCGGCCTACCTCGACAGCGCCTCGGCGTTCGACGACTTCTACATCATCGACGCCAAGAACCATAACGATTGCAATTCGCGCAAGAACGGCTCGAAGCCGCGCCACATCATGATCAACGGCGAGTGCGTGATCTGCGGCGGCATCACTGAGGAAGAGATTGAGAGCCGCGTCGAGCGCGCGAACGATCGCGCTTACTGGGACCACGAATAATGGCCCTCGAGCACGAGTACCAACTGGCGAATCGCGTGGACCTGCTCGAGGACCACGCATTCACCATGGCCAACCAAATCGAAGTGCTCCGCAGCGTGTTGCGCTCGTGCGCGGAGTACATCGAAACATCGCCCGGCCTTAACGCTAAGGGCGTCATGGTCGCGTATGCGGCCCGCAAAGTTCTTTCAGGAGAGTACGGACTGTGAATATCAAGAAACCGTTTCACGAACGCGCGCACGAGTTCATCGAGCGCAACATGCTGCCCTTCTGCATGGGCTTCATGCTGGGTGTTTTTGTTGTTGTCATGAGGATGCTTTGATGAAGTTCGAGAAAGACAAACTCAGGTCGATCATGGCGCGCAACAACCTGCGCCAACAGGACCTCGCGTGGATGTGTGGCGTCAACGTCAGGCAGGCGCGCGCGTGGTGCAACGGCGAGTTTGCCGTGCCGCAATACGCTGGTCTTCTGATCATGGCCTATGACGAGGGCTTGCTCGAGCCCTCATGGTTCGCGCGCAAGATCCGCGCGGGTGTTCTCAAGAAGAAGGATGCAACCAATGCTGACTAATCAAAAGTGGAGGAATGATTCATGAGCAACGCGATGAGAGACATCGAGGAGTTGGTGGACATCGCCACCGACCAAGGCTTTCGAGTGCAGCCGCACCGGAACAAAAGTTTCGGCTACGTGGTGTACGGCAAAGACGGCCACGGCATCGTCACGCTGCGCCGCTCTGGCGACTCGAGAGCCATCATGAATGCTAAGTCCGATCTGCGGAAGATCGGCGTTGAATTCGACCGACCTATCAAGAAGCAAAAGGATGAACCGATGAAGAAAGAAACCGCCGACTTCACTGCCATGCTGGTGCCCACGAATGACTGCGCGCCCGCAGTCCCGCTTTCGCCCCTCAAGGTGGCCATGAATAAACTGCAGGCGGCCGTGGACGCCCTTTGCGAACTCGAGACGGCCCTGAAATTGGTCGAGCAGGACACCGCCAAGATGGAGGCGGTCCGCGCTGCGCTTCGTGGTCTGGTCTGATTGACATAAGCCGCTCTAGAGGCGGATAAGGTGGGGGCGGCGACCCGCAAAGTCTGCCGCCCCCTAATCGACCATGCACCCATGAGCGTACCATGATGTCAATTGCTTTTGACCCGGATTTTGCCTCGACCTCAGATCATGCACAGATGCTTCGTTCGTTGGGCCTTCAGGTTGTGCCGGGCCATGATCCGGCGTCCAGCCCCAACTGGAAACGACCCATGCTGTCCAGTTGGCGTGAGTTCGAGAACGCCCTCGTCCCCCAAGAGACTTTCGATCGTTGGTTCAGCCCCACGGGCAGCCATCGCAACGGCCACAACATCGGCGTGCTCACGGGCGCCTGCTCGAGTGGCGTGTTTGTCGTGGACCTCGACATCCAGCGCTACGCCGAAGCGGCCGAATGGTGGCAGGCTGTCACTTGTGACGACCCCATCATCGCGCCCACTCAACGGACAGGCGGAGGCGGCTTGCAGGTCTTTCTCAGGGCACCTGCCGGGTGGACGCCACCGACCGCCAAGACTCCAATCGGCGTGGACATTCGAGGACAGGGCGGCTTCGCCGTCGTTCCCCCGTCTCGTCACGAGTCGGGCGGACGGTATGCGTGGAACGCAGGACGCGAACCGTGGACCCTAGAGATACCGGAGGCGCCTGAGGCCCTCTGTGCGGCGATCGACCATCTGGTCGGCCCTCAGCCCTCATCCCAACACCACGACGGCGCAGCGGCCGTTAAAACGCCCAGCGTCGGCCAAGAACTCGATGCCTTCGGCGCGCGCATCGACGGTCGCGAGGATTACATGACGCGGCTGGTTTGGGGCCGCATGTTGGACCTCCACCGCGAGTGCCCGTTCTTGCCCTCGACCGAAGCCCTCAACAACCTGATGCGGGAGACCTACGAGGTCTACCTGCGCAACGTCAAATCTCGCATCCACGAGCCCGGCACGCCGCAGCACGTCCTGCTCGAGCGCGAGGGTCGTGGGCATACGCTGATGCAGCAGAAGTGGCGCGCGGCGCTGAACCAGTGGGACCACAAGGTAGCGCAGGAGGCAGCAAGACCCTCCCCAAAACAGCAACCGGGGCAGGAACAACCTGTCATCCCGCCTCGGATCGATCCAGAGACAGGTGAGATCATCGTAGAGCAGGGCGATTTCGCCCCTGACACGTTCGAGTTGCTCGACGTGCGCGGCATCAAAGCGCTTCCAGACCCGACGTGGTTGGTCGAGGGCATGATCATCGGACCGCAGGCGGTCGGATTCATCACCGGGGCGCCGGGATCCGGCAAGTCATTCCTCGCCATGGGCATGTCCATGGCCATCGCGCTTAAGCAGGCGGTCTGGTTCGACCGCAACCTGCACGTGCCGGAAGGCCCGGCGCCCGTGATCTATCTCTCCAGTGAAGGCGTCAGCGACATCAAGAACCGCATTCGAGCGATCGAGATCGCGAATAACCTGAGCGCAGACGACGCCCCTTTTTACCTTGGGCACAGTCAGATCAACCTGAACGCCGAAGGCGACGTCCTGAAACTGCTCAGGACGGTCCAGACGGTCGTGGACCGCCATAGCGTCGCGCCAGCCCTCATCGTCGTCGATACGCTCGCACGCGCCATGTCAGGCGACGAGAATAAGCAGGAGGATGCCAACGTCACGGTGCGCGCCCTCGACCTGCTGCGCCAGACCTACGGCTGCGTGGTCCTGTGCGTGCACCACTCGAGCAAGGCGGGCGAGAACATGCGCGGCTCGAGCGTCTTCAGCGGTGCCGCAGACTTCATCATGGCGGTCACCAAGGACTCGGGCGCCAGTGAGGGCCTGCTGACGGCCGCCAAGATCAAGGCAGCCCCGGACGGCTGGACGATCGGCTACAGCCTGCGCCCCATCGCCCTTGGCGATCTCAAAGGGACGCAATCCCTTGTCGTAGAGCCCTTCAGGAGCCCGCTGACGGCCTCAGAGCCTGAGGTGGACCTGTTGGCTGTCCAGAAGGTCCTGAGCGCCATGCAGGCGGCGTGGGAGGCTAAGAAGCCGTGGAGCCCACATCCCCGCAGTCGCAACGAGGGTCGGTACGCGATCACGCACATGCACGCCATGGGCATCCCGGCCGACAAGGCCCAGACCCTGCTCGAGGACTGGCTGCACAGCGGCCAGATCGCGCTTGAGATGGTGGACAGAAACACCAAGGCGAAGGGCCTAAAGGTCGTCGACAACACGGTTCAGGTGGTGCGTGATTGGCGCGAAAACCGCGCCGGAGACGAGTCGTGAGGTTGCGGAGACATTGCGGAGACGCATGCGGAGACGTCTCCGCAAAAAGTGCGTCTCCGCAAAAAACTTCAACAGAATCATTGCGGTATAGCATTTGCGGAGACGTATTGCGGAGACGCGGAGACAGGGTCGAAAAATCCAATGAAATCAATGCGGTATGCGTTGCGGCAAAGTTTGCGGAGACACCACTTACCCTCGGTAGAGGGGTAAGGTGGGTGCGTTACCGCAACCACCACCTGCAGACTGCGAATCTGCAGTCTGTTTTTTTTTTTGAACAGCAAGCGGGCATTGACGCGGGGCAACGCGGAATCGCTCCGCACGGGGCTGCGCGAGTTCCGCTGCCCCCGCACGCAGGCAGGTTGGAGGTGAGTGATGGAGACAGGTGAATTCAGGATGGCCGGACGGCGCCGGGTGCGGGTGCGCCCGGATGAGCGGGTCGTGGCAGAGCATGGCCCGTGGGTCGTGAGCACGGTCGCGGCGTGGACCACGGCCGAATGGGTCGCGCTCAAAGCGGTGCTGCTGACGCCTGCCCGCAAGAATGTTTTTTACTTGGCGTGGTCCCGCTCGACGCAGTCGTTCAAGCGCAACCGGGAGTGGAAGTTGCTCGAAGAGCATCATCAGGCCGATTCTGAGGCGTTTAGAGCGGCTATGGAGGAGAAAGTATGGCTGTAGCAATGGTGTTGGCGATCGCGGTCCTGCTGGCCCACGGGCATTACTGCTGGGCGATGATCGTGTTTTTGATTGCGTTGCTTGTTGGCAATGGAGGTGAGCGGTGACGACAAAAGTGGTTTACGAGGACGATGAGGTCGCGGAGATGTTCGAGGACGTCCTGCTGGCCGACGGGTTCGAGGCGGCCCTGATCGGGATGGGCACGCAGTTCAATCGCGCCGTCGCGATTTATGACTGGGACCAATGCGTCGATATTTTGGTGCATCGTGACCAAATGTCGGAAGAGGAAGCGGTCGAGTTCATGGACTTCAACGTGACAGGCGCATGGGCTGGCAATAACACGCCCATTTTCTTGCGCGCTTATGTGAAGAATGTTGAACGCATTCAATAAGTTAGCGCGATTCTGCTTGTCAGCCATTGCGACCATCGCGGCATGGCTGACTGTGGAATGTTCCACGTGGAACATGCACGTGATCTATCGACCGATGCAGGCTCAATTCACCGAATCAATGGGTAGCACAAACCGTGAAGACAGTGGTAGGACCGCCGTGGGCGCACACGCAGGCAGGGTACAAGGCAGGGCGCACGGCGCTGGACAGCATCGAGGCAAAGGAGCGCGCTCTGCACCTCGCGTGGGGCGTAGGGCGAGCCCGCCTGTGCCTCGCGCCTGACGTCAGGGAGCGCTACGACGCGCAGGAGGAGCGCCTGTGGCGGGCGTCACGCGAGGCGGATCTGCCCACGCTGCTGATGGAGGTCGGCCGCATGGAGAAGGCGCTTGCTGCCGCCGACAAGGCCGCGCAGGCGTGCGGCGTGCTGCTGCCGGGCGTGTGGGAGGCGCGCATGAGCGATGGCAGCACGCTGGCGATCGTGCAGGAGCGCGAGCACGCGGCCCGCGTGAGGGCGCGCGACCGCGCTCTAGAGGTATGGACGGTCGAGGAGTTGGCCACGCTTGTCGAGGCGCAGGACGCGCCCCTGCGAGCGCTCAAGCGGCGGTTCGGCGCGATCTTGACCAGCATGCAGGCCACGCCGCTGGCCGATCCTGACGCGCCCTCGAGCGAGCCGTTCAAGGACGACAGCCCGGCTGACATCCGCTGGTGAAGTGGGAGAGAATGCGCGCCAGCCTGTGGATGGTTGTGTGCATAACCTGTGGATAACTTCTCCCACCAATAATCTGCAGCGTAATCAATCACTTACGAGTTTACGCATGCAACATAATAACGATTATGCGAAGTACGCACGCCTGCGGTGGGACGCGGGCCCATGAACGGCCCGACGCCCAGCAGGCGCGGCTGGTGCGCGGCGTGCAAGAGCGTCGGCGACCTGCTGCTCGTCCGCACCAAGCCACACCTGCGAGCGCGCTGCTGGCGCTGCGTGCAGTGCGTCGAGCGGTCACGTGCCTTCAAGTCCGCGCGCGATAAGGCTAACGGAATCAACGGCTTATGAGCGATGGCCCGCTGCATCTCGGGCGCGCCTGTGAATATCCTGTTAGGAAACTGTGAATATCCTGTGGATAACTCGGAAAATCCTGTGGATAACCTGTGGATAACCGCTTGACCCCCCTCCGACCCCCCCTGTATTAGGCGAAAGGCGCGTGGGGTGGTGGATCTGCCCGCCAACTACATATACTCAGAATCCGCCTATAGACAGACCCCCCACCCCCCTTCGCGAAATAAAAGGGTGGGGGGGTACCCAAAGACTCTCCCCAACGGACGACGGCGTGGGAGAGTGCTTGGGTAGAGTCAAATGCGACATTGACCGACCTAATGGAGCCTACCGATGGCAAAAAGCAGAAAAGACTTGGAACCGATTTACAAATTGACCCCGGTAACTCCACAGGAGGCGGCGATCATTGGCGACGGGGCGCAGGCCGGGGACACGCCCCAAGACCTTAAAGCAAAAAAAACTCGTAACAGTAAGACGAAGCCCAACCCCATCCGCGAGTTGATCAGCCCACCCGACAGGCCACAAGGCATCCCGGCCCACGTGGTGGACGAGATTATGCGGCACAAAATTCGATCGTTCGCGTTCTTAGGGTATCCGATTGAGCGCATCTCGGTCCTGACGGGGTTGAGCGAGAACACGCTCAATAAGTACTACAAGCACGAGTTGGACTCGGCCGTCCCGGAGATGTTGGCGAACGTGGCCAATAATTTGTACCAAATCGCGATGAGCGACCGGAAGGACGCGGTCAGCGCCAGTATCTTTATCCTGAAGACCCGTGCCCAGTGGCGCGAGAAGGACCGGCTAGAGGTGACGGGCGCTGACGGTCAGCCGATACAGGTTCAGGCCAACCAGACGTTTGACTCACGGAAGTTGACGCCTGAGCAACGCGAGAATCTCAGGGAGATCATGAAGGCGGCGTTGGCGGCGAACCTCCAGTCGAAGGCTGAGGATGCCCAGTATGTGGACGAGGACGAGGAATAGGCGGATACTGTCCGACGTGTATGACTAACCGATGGAGAGACTCAGATGACCCGCGATGACATTATTCGGATGGTGCGTGAAGTTTTGTTTACAAAGGTGACGGCATGACCATCATAAAACTGGCGTTCTGCGCCCTCGCTTTCATCGTGGTCTTCAGAATCGCTGTCACGATCTTGATCTGGATGCTCGTCAATCGGCTCGAGTCTCGGCGGTCACTCAACGCTGCGAGGAGGAAAAGCCATGACCCGCGATGAAGCAGCCAAATATGCGTTTGCCAAGTTGCATCAAACGTTCTACGACGCGCTTCACGCGCTGATGACGAAAGTCGATGCGCGGGCAAGGGCCGAGGAGCAAGAGGCGTGTGCGCGATTGTGTGAACAAAAGTCAGCGGTTAAGGGCGGTGAGATATTTGCGGCTCGGATCCGTGCGCGGGGGGAGAACCCGTGATCTGCACGACATTGAATCGAATTCGCGAACATGATCCGTGTGTTGAAGGGTGGAAAAAACTTCTTCGGCATCTTGGCAAAACAGAAGCCGATGACGAGCCGCTACCGTTTAGCGTCATTGTGGAATCAAACGGCATAAAAGACGCTTTGTGGGCGTGTCGCACGGTGCCTGAGCATGACCTCGAGTGGCGGTTGTTTGCTGTCTGGTGTGCAAGACAAGTGCAGCATCTGATGACCAATCAACGAAGCCATGACGCAATCAATGTCGCAGAGCGTTTTGCTTTGGGCGCAGCGACAAAAAATGAATTGGATGCGGCGCGTGATGCGGCGTGGTCTGCGGTGCGTGATGCGGCGCGTGATGTGGCGTGGTCTGCGGCGTGGTCTGCGGCGTTGGCTGCGGCGTGGGATGTGGCGTGGGATGCGGCGCGTGGTGCGGCGTGGTCTGCGGCGTGGTCTGCGGCGTTTGATGCGGCGTGGGATGCGGCGCGTGGTGCGGCGTGGGATGTGGCGTTGGCTGCGGCGTGGGATGTGGCGTGGGATGCGGCGTGGTCTGCTCAAACAGCACAGTTTTTGCGTGTGGTGACAGAAACGGAGTGTTGTGAGGCCATCCGCGCAAGGGGGAACAATGAACAGGGATGACATTCCGCCGATGACCGCAGAGATGGCTGAAAACATTATTGCGAAAGCGCAAGCCATGTTTGAAGTGCAAATTCGTCAAGCGGTTTTGGAGGAGCGTGAGGCGTGTGCGAAAGCGTGTGAACGAAAGTCAGCGGTTAAGGGCGGCGAGGTCTTTGCGGCTCGAATCCGGGAGAGGGGGGAGAAATGAAATCCCACTGCAAAGCCTGTCGCGGCTTGCTCAAGCCGGGACTGTTATGGGAGATGTTCCCCGTTATCTACTGTAAGAAGTGCAGACGCATTGCCACAAGTTGGGGTGAAGCAACGTAATGGCCATCAAGATCGGCGGCGTCATTATCGACCCTGCGGCTCAACTCATCGACTTGGAGAGGGCCGACTGCGAGGAGAGCCTGTACGAGTTTTTGCGCCATGCGTGGAAGTATTTGGATTCCAGTAAGTGGGTGGACGGGTGGCCGATTGAGGCGGTGGCGGAGCACCTGCAGGCGGTCGTGGACGGTGACATCAAGCGCCTGATCATCAACATCCCGCCTCGCATGGGTAAGTCGAGTATCACGTCGGTGGCGTTGCCTGCGTGGACGTGGGCGCAGAGTGATCGCGGTCCCACGTCGGGTCCGGGCGTCCAGTTTCTCCATGCGTCGTACGCCAATCAGTTGTCGCTCAGGGACTCGGTGAAGTGCCGCCGGTTGATCGAATCGCCGTGGTATCAGAAGTTGTGGGGTGATCGCTTCATATTAAATAGCGACCAGAACACCAAATCGCGTTTCAGCAACGATCAGGGCGGCGAGCGACTGATCACGTCGATCGGCGCGGCGGTGACGGGTGAAGGTGGCTCGATCATCGTGGTCGACGACCCCAACGCCGCCAACGAGGCGTTCTCTGAGGCGACGATTCAGGCGACGATTGACTGGTGGGACGGCACGATGAGCACCCGTCTGAATGACCCGAAGACGGGCGCGTACGTGGTGATTCAGCAGAGACTGGCGGAGGACGACCTGACGGGTCACATTTTGGAGAAGAACGTCGGCGAGTGGACCCACTTGTGTCTGCCGATGCGCTACGAGCCAGAGCGCGCCTTCATGACCAAGATCGGCTGGAATGACCCCCGCAGCGAGCCGGGGGAGTTGCTCTGGCCGGAGCGCTTTGGCGAGGAGGAGTTGACGGTCCTCGAGAAACAGTTGGGACCCTTCGCCACCGCCGGGCAGTTGCAGCAGAGGCCGGAGCCTGCGGGCGGCGGCGTCATCAAGCGCGACTGGTGGCAGACGTGGGAGGACCCCGCCTTCCCGCCCATGGATTTCATTCTGGCGTCTCTAGATACAGCCTACACGCTGAAGACCAGCAATGACTATTCGGCGTTGACCATCTGGGGCGTGTTCACGGAGGAGACGAAGGCGACGGCGTCGAGGGTTGTGGGACCTGACGGGCGGCCGTCGTACATTGATCGCAATTACGCCGAAGGGTCGCCGAAGGTGATGCTGATGATGGCGTGGCAGGCCCGGCTCGAGTTGCACGAATTGGTCGAGAAGGTGGCGTCCACTTGCCGATCGCTGAAAGTGGATAAACTGCTGATCGAGAACAAGGCGGCGGGTATCTCGGTGGCGCAGGAAATGCGGCGCCTGTACGGTAACGAGAGGTTTACCGTCCAGTTGTCGGATCCGAAGTCGCAAGACAAGTTATCGCGCCTGTACTCGATTCAGCACCTGTTTGCCGAAGGGATGGTCTACGCGCCCGATCGCCAATGGGCTGATATGGTGATCACGCAGGTGGGCCAGTTTCCGCGCGGTAAGCACGACGACTTGGTCGATACCGTGTCGCAGGCGATGCGGCATATGCGTGACGTCGGCCTCTTGCAGCGCTCGTCGGAGCGGATTGCGGAGATCGAATCGCAGGTTATTTACCCACGGGGCTCAGGCCGTGGCGAGCCACTGTATCCGGGGTGAACCATGTTTACGTTGAGCGGCAAGGGTAACAAGCAGGGTCAGATAAAGGACTTGGAGCGCGACAACGACGACACAAGGCCGATGCTGCCCGCCCCTCTTTGGGTCGAGAGCCTGCGTCAGGAGATCCGCGCTATGGGCGATTTGATGCGGCTGCGGGAGGCACTGGCTGTATCTCATAGAGACATTGAGCGGTTTCGCCTTGAGCGCGACAAGTTGATTCGCGAGTTGGCGGCGCATAAAGATCAGGTGCGAGAATTGGAAGAGGTGATCAAGTCCCACCTGAGGAATAAGCCATGAGCAGAGTCTTAGCGCAGGCCACCGTAGAGAAGTTGGAAGACGGTCCGATGCCCGTATGGGAAGTGGATGTCACGGGCGGATTTGAGGACGGGATGGGGAAGGCCCATCGGTTCTATACAATTTCGGCGAAAACGGACGATAATGCCGCGCAGGAGGGCATCCGTCGCTTTGTAGAAGAGATGGAGAATCTTTTGCCGTAAAAAGGACGTGTCATGTCTAAAGCGTGGACGAGGAAGGAAGGTAAGTCACCTTCCGGCGGTCTGAATGAGAAAGGTCGGGCCTCTTTGCGTGCAGAAGGTCATGACATCAAGAAACCCGTCCGCGCTTCTGAAGCGGCGCATAGCCCAAAGGCATCCGCCCGCCGCGATAACTTTCGCTCGCGTATGTGTGGCATGAAGGAAAAACTGACTTCAGCCAAGACCGCGCACGACCCCAACAGCCGCATCAATCTGGCGCTCAAGCGCTGGGACGTGAAGTGCTAACATGGCAATGACTCCCGGACTTTCGCCCAGCATTCGTGAGTTGGCCCCAGAGCCTACGGAAGAGCACGAGCCGTCTAACGTCATCGTCGAGATGGCAGACGAGGGCGGTGACGTGCCCGACATGGACGAGAAGGGCAATGTCCTTCGCATCGAGCACGGCGACGGCTCGATCACGGTATCTCTCGATGGCTCACCGATTGAGCGCGCGGAGAAGGAAGAGTCGGGCTGGTTCGATAACTTGGTCGATCAGATCGAGCAATCGGAGTTGCATCGCATTTCCGAAGACCTGATGCGCGGCATTGCCGACGACATCGATTCCCGTAGTGATTGGATTGCGGACAGGGCCAATGGCATCAAGTTACTGGGTCTTAAGGTCGAGATTCCCGGCCTACAGGGCGCTTCTGATGGCGCGCCAGTCGAGGGCATGTCTAAAGTCCGGCATCCCCTTCTGTTGGAGGCCGTTCTGCGTTTTCAGGCGAATGCTCGCTCGGAAATGCTGCCGACTGACGGTCCGGTAAAAATCCGCGACGATTCTCGCTCGGGCGGGCTTCCCGCCGACCAGATGGCCGACGCGCTTGAAGACGACCTCAATCACTACCTGACATCGGTCGCCAAAGAGTATTACCCCGACACCGACCGCATGTTCTTCATGCTCGGCTTCGGCGGCTCGGCTTTCAAGAAGGTCTACAACTGCCCGCTGCGTAATCGCCCGGTGTCGGAGACCATCGACGCCGATGACCTGATCGTCAACAACGCGGCGACCGACTTGCAGAACGCCAAGCGCGTTACGCACCGCTCGTACATGAAACCATCAACGGTCAAGCGGCTGCAGATCCTTGGTATATACCGTGATATAGACCTTTCTACGCCGCGTGAATCGTCACTGGACGCCCAGCAGCGCGAAGAAAGGGCCCAGCAGGGCATCGCGGTATCGGTCACGAACCCCGATGACCGCGATCGCGAGATCTACGAGTGCCACTGCGAACTCGACATCAATGGTTTCGAGCACACCTTTAAGGGCAAAGAGACCGGGCTGGAAATTCCTTACCGCGTCACGATAGACGTTTCGTCGCGCGAGATCCTGTCCATCGTCCGCAATTACGACGAAGACGATCAGGATCTGCCGACCGCGAAACCCTGCTTCGTCAAATACCCGTTTGTGCCGGGCTTGGGCTTTTACGATATTGGCCTCTTGCACATTCTGGGCAACACGACCAACGCCATCACGGCGGCGTGGCGCGAGTTGCTTGACGCGGGCATGTATTCCAACTTCCCCGGCTTCCTCATGGCGGACACCGGCGGTCGCCAGAACACCAACATCTTCCGCGTGCCGCCGGGTGGCGGCGCGCTGGTGAAGACGGGTGGCCTGCCGATCAGCCAAGCCATCATGCCACTGCCCTATCAGCAGCCGTCGCAGGCGCTGATGCAGTTGGTTGGCGACATGGCGCAGACGGGTATGCGTATTGGCGGCACGTCAGAGCAGCAGGTGGGCGAAGGCAAGGCGGAAGCGCCTGTCGGGACGACGCTTGCGATGATCGAACAGGCCACCAAGGTCATGAACGCGGTCCACAAGCGCATGCACGCCGCTCAGGCTGAAGAATTTCAGTTGCTGGTGAACTGCTTTAAGGACAATCCAGAAGCATTTTGGCGCAAGGGCTGTAAGTCCGGCACGAAGTGGGACAAGGAAATGTTCATTCAGGCCATCAACAATTGCGATTTGGTGCCTCAAGCGGACCCGAATACGGCTTCGCACAGTCAGCGCGTGATGAAGATCATGGCTCTGAAGGAGTTGCAGCAGTCCAATCCGTCGATGTACGACCCGATCGCCATCGATACGGCGGCCTTGCAGGCGATTGGCTGGAACAATCCGCAGCAGTTTATGGCGCCGCCTGAGGCGCAGCAGGCTCCGCCGCCGGAATTGCAGCAAATTCAGGCAGAGTTGGCGAACAAAAAGTCCGATTCGGACGCCAAAATGCTCACCGCGCAGGCGAAGATGGCCGAAGTGCAGGCAAAAGCGCAGCAGGGCGCGTTTGCACCGAAGCAGCAGGTTCAGGGTGGCGTGCAGCCGCCTGATGAAGCCCAGCAGCAGGCCACGTTGATGACCGCCAAGGCGCGTTTGATGGACGCTCAGACCAAATCGAAGGAGTTGGGCGTCAAACATCTCGATTTGATGGCTCAGATGAAGCAGCGTCAGGACGATATGCGCTTGAAACACCACGATACGATGGTCGAAGACCAAAATCGTGACCTCGATCGCCAGTCAAAAGAGAAGATTCAGGCGATTGAACTGGCTCGCGACATCCTGATTCACAACAGCGAGCAGCAGCACGAGGCCAAGCAGGCTCATCACGAGCGCCAAGCGCGTGCGGCAGACCGAAAAGCGCAGGCAAAGGCAGCGGCGAAAGCAAAACCGAAAGGTGACTGACGATGATTGACCCGAAGGCCATTAAAAAGGCCCTGATGACTGCCAAAGGCATCATGCAGGACACGTCATCGTCGGGTCTGCAGATCCGCGACCCTCATGTGATCAATCCCGACCGCATGAGCAAGGGCGGAGTGCCTAAAGCAGAAGAGTCTTCGCCTATTTCTGTTCCAATGAACAGAATGCTTCTTGGTTACAACCTTCTTCATCCTTCATTTAAAAAGATTGCCGCAGATGTAGAGCGCGAGCACGGCGTATCTACTAACGAACATGAATTAAAAAGCAGATTACAGGCACATCCTGATTTTAAATCTGCTTGGACCGCTCAAGAAGTCGATAAATTAAACTCTATGGGCAAGAAAGGCCCTGCAAAGTTATATCAGGCACTTTCTGATCATGGATATGGCGTAACCGTTCATCATTCCAAGGCTCTTGGAAGCATCAGTACTTATTTAAAAGCCAGTCATCCTAAGACGATGAAGCAAGCGACCATCAGGATGAGCGATCATCCTCCTGAAGACAGGTATGGCGGCTATTCTGCAAATATGATCAATGTAAGACCTCAAAATTGGAAAAAGGCATTTGATCAGGCGCATCAAATTCTTTCTGATTCTGATTCCGATGAGAATTCTGAAGAAACCGACATCACAAAGGCCGAAGGCGGTGAAGTCGATGACTGGGATGAGCACATGCGTCGTGATTCCAATCTCGGGCACTTTTTGCGCTACAGCAAGGTGCGTGACGAGAGCGGCGATCACAAGATGCTGTATCACGCCACGCCCAAAGACTTTCATACGTTCGCCCCGGGTGGCGGAGATGACCCCAAGAAATGGCAAAGCGGCCCCGCCGTCTGGATGTCGCCTTACAAAGATCACTATCCCGCAGCGCACAACGTAGGCGGGCGCAAAAACGAACATGGCATTCCGCAGTACAAGACCGGAACTCATGTCATGCCGCTCTGGGCTAACATCAAAAATCCCTTGGTGCTCGACAGCCCTGAGATGCTTGAGTGGGCGGCGAGGGCTTACGCAGGCGTCGATAACCCGCATAACAGTCAATTCCCGCTGATGATTGATCAGCACGTTCGTGATGCGCTGATTGCAGACGGGTACGACGGGATCTTCCACGGCGGCAGCCGCACGAGACCTAATTACAAGGGTCCGGGCCATTTGCCGTACACGTTAGGCGAAGACCCCGCGAAGGAAGAAGAGGTCATTGCGTTTCATCCGCATCAGTTAAAGTCCGCGATTGGTAACAACGGAGACTTTGACCCGTCAAAGCCTGAAATTCATAAAGCCGAAGGCGGTGAAGTAGACCGCGATTTGCCCCCGCTGTCATTTGACCCTGAAGAAGGTGCGGGAGCCGTTCCTTATAACAAAAATATTGATTACATGGGCATGGTTCGACACATGCCTGTGTCTGAATTTTTGGATATGGCATACCCCCTTCACAGCCCAGATCAGGAATCATTGGATTTTCTAAAAGATCATCTTCGTAAAGGTCGTTCGTTTGGGCAACCTTTTTTAAATGCTGATTGGAATGAAGATCAAAAACAGTGGGACGTTAAGGGACACGAAGGGCGGCATCGATCAAAAGCAATTAGCGAATTGTATGGTCCTCATACGCAAATTCCTGTGCATGTTTTTCCTTATGGAATGAGGGCTAGGGACATTACTGATGAGATGAGAAACGCGCCTTTTGTTTCTGAGCAGCATGTCAGGAATCGCGCTGAAAACAAAAAATTGCGAAAGTTGTATGAGGAAATGGGCAAACCAGTTCCATCGTTTGCGCTTAAGCCAGAAAAATCTACAGGCGGAACGGTAGACCGCGACGCCAAAGAGCCCGACTTTACGCCACCCAAGTTGCAGGGCACGCAGATCATGAAGGAGCCGGGGGGCAACTGGCTGAGTGGTAGTGTTGAAAATTCATTGGAACCTTTGAAAAAAGAAACTATTCCCACCTATCTCGGAACGCACGAAACTCCAGAAGTTGCCAAGGAAATCGCAGAGCGTGGAATTGCCAATATTGGTAATCACCCAGAAGCCGCTCGCGCTGCGCGTATGGAGGGTCTGACTGACACGCTTAACAAAGCCAATCAAACTAAAGCCGTTAACGATTTTATTAACAAACAATTGACCCGCTACGTCAAAAACGAAATGGGCACTGAGCGTGACCCCGTGCGTGCATTGGCAGAGCGTGGAATTTTGCATTACGCGCCTGACAATCAACACTATGATCGTCATTACGAAACGGTCAGAAAGCGAGAGGGTTATCCAGAGACACGAGGAAAGTCAGATCTTGCCAAGGCGTGGGAGAATGCTTCCGACAAAAGCATAGGGAGATCTTTCAGGGCCGAAGAACTTTTAAAGCCTTCTGGCTATTCAAACATGCCGCTTTGGACGGATTACGAAAATTTTGGCGAAAAACATCCTTGGCTGAAAAAAGTAGATCCTTCTGAAAAAATTTACGGAGCAACGTCCGATTTAGAATCTGGATCTATAGATCATGGTTTGTTGGGATTTGATCACCTTATTGACGAACTGCATAACGCCGTCAATCCTGAGTCCGATCTTCCTGATAACTTCAAATTGCGCCACGAGTCGTTGGCTCGCATGTCCGTGCCGCAAGCGGTTGAGCACGTCCACAACATCAACGAGTGGCGCAAAAAGAATCGAGAGGATGCAAGCAGGAAAAAAGCATTCAACCCTGCGACGTACTTGCACAAGGACTATCCGGGCACGCACTACGCTTGGTATGAATTAAAGACTTCGCCTAACGCAACGCCCGCCATTCCTCCGAAGTATGAAAAGGGTAAGCATTTAGTGCATGGTGCTTTCCCCGCAAAATTTGATACGCAAGAAGAAGCGCAAAACTACATCGACACGTTTAACGATCAGTTAAGAGAAAAAAACAAAAACGGCGACTTTGATCCGCTTATTAAAGAGATCAAACAATTCCCATTGCGCTATGGCGGACAAGAAGATGTCATGGTTTCGCCCGGACAAGAAGCGAAAGACCCTGACCTTAGAGAAGCGCTTAGTTACGAAGGCAATGTCATGGGGCATTGCGTCGGTGGATATTCAAGCAATGTTACAGGCGGGCATTCTCGCATCTTTAGTCTTCGCAACAAGAAGACAGGTGAGCCTCATGTGACGGTTGAAACTCATCCTAAAAGCAATTTTGACTTTGACGAATTCAACAAACGTCACGACGAACTGGGGACTGATGAAAACGAAAGGATGAGTGAACTTCATTCATTGGGCGTTGTGGACGATGAAGGCAACCCTAGTCCTGACGACATTGCTCAAATTAAGGGGAAGGCCAATGGCAAGCCTGTAGCCCGCTACATGCCTTACGTTCAGGATTTCGTGAAGTCAGGTAAATGGGGAGACGTTTCAGATCTTCATAACGCCGATTTGATCGATGCGCGTCATTGGCCTAGTTTAAAACTGTACAAGCCAATACTCGAAAAGATGCGCGAGAACGGCGAGACGCTTCCTGATTTTTTAACAAAAGAAGAAAACGAAGCGTTTCATAAAAAGTATGCGCCAGAAAAAGCAAACGGCGGAGCCATCATCGCCAAAGCCACGGGCGGCGTCGTAGACCCGCAGAAGGCGATTCGGCGGGCGGTGATGGTGGCCGAAGGCATGAAGCGCGGCGGCTATAAGGACCCAAAGACGAGCGCCATTGAGGACTGGAAGTGGCGTCCGCTTAAGGACGTGCAGGCGCAGTTGGGCGACACAAAAGAAATCCCGTCGCATGTCGCAACCTTTGGTCGCTTTATGGACGACACGGCAAACAAGGCGGGCACTGTAGGCCTCACGCCGCGTGACCTGATCAAGGCGTACACGATCACCCGCGCTAGCATTCAGCGCGGCGCCGTCGATTCTGACAAGGTTCGCGCCGCCGGACTGGCGTTGCCCAACCACAACGAGCCCAAGGTTCGCCCAGAAGGCGCGTTTGGCGAGTGGCTGCACACGCCGATGGGTCAGCGCTACCTGCAGCACGCGGAGCGCGGCATTATCGACCCCCATTCGATCAGCAACGCGGTGCAGATCATGGCGCCGTTTGGCCGCCACACGACGGACATCCCAGACGCGCTGCAGTGGGCGGCGAAAAACTTGCCGGGCCGTGAGGGCGACGTGTCTCGACTGGTCGCTCAGGCACAGCAGGGGACAAGCAGCCCATCCGAATGGCGCGACTTTATTCAAGGCGTGCGCGGCGTCGGCCCTAGCAAGGCGGGGTTCATTGCGTCCCTGCTCGGTCGAGGCGATCAGCCGACGCTCGACGCAAGGCAGATCGTCCTTCACACCGGAAATCCGTCAAAGCAGGCGGCACCGTACATCGCCCGGCGCAGCGGGCTTGGCGGCGCGGAGGCCGTCGAACGCCTTGCCGCAAGGCAGCGGGCGATGAACCTCACGACGCCGGAAGGTCTTGCCCCTTACTATCAGCACCTCGCACATCACACCATCTGGGACGCCGTTGGCAACGATCAGACGACGCATTCTGACGTCATTCACGCCATGCAGCACGCTGCTACCGGCGGCAAGATCAAAGACAATCCTTTGATTGATCATCCGCTTGTACATGTTATGCGGGCCGCAGGCATTCCATTTTCGAGCGAAGAAAAATATGCGCGTGGCGGAGCGCCTAAGAAAAAGAAAGTTGTCCCCGCAGATGAAGCGTCGTCAGTGCAGGTTGATCGACCTATCTATTCTTCATGGGATGAAGTGCCAACGATCAATCCGCAAGATCTCGTTGGGAAAAGAATTTTTCCAATTCGGGCCGATCTTTTAAAGACCGGGCCTGATTACACGGGAATTGATTCCAGTCAGTTAACTAAGCCTGTTGCTATGCGCGGCGGCCCGGGATTCCCATTGATTGAAGAGAATCAGCGTGGCGGCATGGGGTGGGCTATTAAAGGTAAAGGACGCGGCACGTTCAAATTGAATAAGAATGCCGACTATGCCGCTGTCACCGCGATGATGCCTAACACGCATGAATCTAATTCGTCGTTTGCCCGTGCTTTGATTGGAACAATGGCTGCTCACGCTAGAGACAAGCGCATTCCAAAAGAAAACCTTGATCAAATTGATGCCCTGATCAGGGCGCAATCCAAGAACAAGAAACTTAGCGTCTTGCAAGACTTCCCGGGGTTTGCACACCAAAATATTCACAATTACGTTGACTCTTTAAACTTTGAAAGCCGTGATCGGATTTCCAAAATTTTACATAGTGCAAGAGCGCAAAAATTAGGCGCTCCTAGCGTCAAAAAAATTGCCAGAGAGACGATAGACCCTCGGTTCTCGGGTCTGAACCGTGGCGACGTGATGTACTTGTTGGAACTGGAAAAGGGAGACAAGGGCGTTGCCGATTTGGTTAAGTCAGGGTTCACTCCGCATGAGTCCTATCCGTTAGGTATTCGCGGTCGGATTGTTGGCAAGTTCCACCATCCTTTTGCTGCAGAGACCTTGTGGAAAGACTGGTTTGATCAAAAACGAGCAGCAAAGAAAGCGTCTGGTAAGTCTTCAAATCCTGCAGCAGACACGGCGCAAATTTTGCGCGGGTTTGATCTTGCTTTGCCGACAACCACGGTTACTCAGGCAATTGCCGACAACCTGCCTAGTCATCCAATGGACGTGCAGTCCCCCCAAGCAGCCCGTATGGCTCTTGATGTCGCCCATGACCGTTGGACTAATACAGAAACGCCCGTTGGGCATGGCGGCGTATCGCCTGCTGAGATGTCTAAAGCCCTAAAAAACTCTGAAGCCTCCTCGACCCTTACTCAGTATTCTGAGAAGGAAATCAAGGACATGGTCAAGAAGAAGAAGTTCAGGGCGTTTAAGTTACCCAGTGGCGACGTGTACTTTGGCCTGAAGCACGGAACAAATTACGAGGAGGAATATGGGTTTAAACACCCAGAATTGACTCCTAATGAGACCGCTTTGGTCAGCGTTGTAAACAATGAGCCGGGCGCCAAGGGGGTTGGCGGCGCTTCGGTCATGCTAAAAGCAATTAAAGAGGGTGCTACTGCCTTAGACGCATATGCTGTACCATCTAAAAAACACCCGGATGGCTTTTTGCCATCGTTTTACAGGCAGTTTGGTTTTAAAGAGTTAGGACGTATTCCGTTTGACCCACAATATTCTACCGATCAACAACTTGAGGACCTGAAGCATTACTGGCGTTCCACCGGGTGGGACGAGTCGATGGGAATGCCTTCTGTGTCCATTATGAAATGGGATGGAAAAGATGAAGATCGACAAGACGCATTACGAAAGTATCTCGCACAGAGCCGTGCGGGTTCTAGGCCGGGAGACGGTAAATCGGATGTCCGATCCGCAAGTGGGGCTCCTGAACAAGGAACTCAACTATCTGGTGGAGAAGCGCCAGTCAGCGGACAAGGTGACGGACGCGGAAATCGAGGGGGCGTACGAGATGATAGTCAAGCACGCCCTGCCGACAGGTTCACACGAACACTTACTGGGGTAATGAACATGACGCCGCAGCAGGCACAGGCCTACGGCGTTTCTCCAGAAGACGTGTCAGCCGCCCGAAATAAGTTAATGCCGAAGGCGGGCGGAGGTCTTGTTGACCATGCCCTCCGTATGGTCGCACACTTGACAAAACCAAAAGCGCGGTAAACCCCCCGCAGGAGACTGACATGTCCGAATTAGCCAAAAAGGCGCGGGAAGAGCGTGCGGCGAAAGCCAAGCGCTACAGCCGCACTCACGACGAAGGCAAGGTTGACGCCAGTGACTTTAAACAGGCAGAACCTCTAGAGGCAGAAGCCAAGACGGGCCTGCGCCCGATCTCCCGTCGCCAGTTCAAGCGCGGCGGCAAGGTTGAGGGCGAGCACGCCCACCATCACGCCGGTCGCAAGCCCCGCAAGAGCGGCGGCAAGGCGCTGACGGCGGACAGCCTCCTGAACCGCGACATGAAGGAAGCCAACGAGGGTCGCGCAGGCACCAAGCACGTCGGCGGCATGAAGCGCGGCGGCAAGGCGCACAAACTGGGCGGCGGCGCTCTGGGCGTGCTGCCGGACAAGGACGCGCCGGGCGGCGTGTTGGCCGGTGAATTTCGCAAGCGCGGCGGCAAGGTTAAGCACGACGACGCCAAAGAAGACAAGAAACTGATCCATGAGGTCGTCAAAAAGGACGCCATCAAGCCGGGCAAGAAGCACGGCGGCCGCGCCCACAAGGCTCGCGGCGGCACGGACGCTCCGGGCGATGATTTCCTGAACGACTACCAGTTCGCGCACGGGCACAGTTACTACAAGGACTACCCGAATGCGCCGGGCGCCCCGAAGAAGCCGAAGGCCGCTCCCCCGCCGCCTCCGCCGAAGTCGGGCGCGAAGCAGCAGATGCTTGGCTCGGACGACAGCGGTTCCGACGACACCATGTCGGATGACTCGTCGGGCATGAAGCGCGGCGGCAAAGTGCATCCGAAGGGTTGCCGTTGCGCCAAGTGCGGCGGCGGCATGGCGAAGAAGAAGGGCGGCAGCGTCTCTGACGGCACTTTAGAGGGCACGCGCCCGACTGGCGGTCGTCACGCCCGCAAGCACGGCGGTCGCGCCAAGAAGACGAACATCAACATCGTCATCGCGCCGCACGGCGGTCATCAGGCTCCGGCAGGCGGGATGATGCCGCCCCCGCCGCCTGCGGGGGGTCTTCATCAGGGCGTTCCCCCGGGCGTTCCTCCCGGCATGCCGCCGGGCGGCATGCGCCCTCCGATGCCGCCTCCGGGCGCTGGCGCTCCGCCCATGGCTCCGCCTCCGGGCGCCATGGGCCGCAAGCGCGGTGGCCGGGTTCACTACCCGATTCACCACGCTTCGGGTGGCGGTAAGGGACGGCTTGAAAAGGTTAAGGCGTACGGCCTGAAGCCTGCTTGATGATATAAGGGCGGTCAGAAATGGCCGCCCTTTTGATTGGACCTACCTATGCAAACGATCAGCATTCGATTTGAATACGAATTGAAGAAATTGGTTCAAGAAGAGATTGAACGCTTGACCGAAATCCTCAAGTCAGGCGCAAGTATTCACGAAATCGCAGACTACAAACACCTCACGGGGCAACTCGCGGCGTGGCGTAAACTTGACGATTTGTGCGATGAAGCCCGCTCTATAGTCGATAAATTGTAATTGGAGTACCTATGCCGCATACACCTATGCAACACGATACCGACCCGAAAGAAGATCTGATCAAAGCCGTAGGCTCGATCGACGGTTTGGACCTGTACCACAATCAGATCCTGTGTGCCGTCTACATCCGGCCGGAAAAAACCAAGGGCGGCATCGTTTTGCCGGACCAGCACCGCAACGAAGACCGCCATCAGAGCAAGGTTGGCCTCATTTTGAAGGTTGGACCTGATGCTTTTGTCGATGACAGCGGTGTTTGGTTCAAAGACGTCAGCGTTACGACGGGCGATTGGATCGTTTTTCGTCCTTCAGACGGCTGGAGCATCACTGTTAACGGCATTTTGTGCCGCATCCTGAAGGATGAGAACGTGCGCGGACGTGTTTCACACCCAGATTTGGTCTGGTAAGGGGGCAATCATGGCTGATGAACCGGAACAGATTGAGATTGAGATCGATCCGATTGAAAAAGACGTCAAAAAGGACGAAGTTGAGGTCGTAAAGGCCGAAGAAACGCCTCAAAAGGCTGAACTTTTGCCCGAAGATGGCATTGAAGCGCTGAAAAAGCAGTTGGAAGACGAGCGTGCGGCGCGTATTGCAGCCGAAAAGGCGGCAAACGAGGCCAAGCAGAACGCTTTTAAGGCTCAGAGTGAAGTTGCAGACACCAATCTGCACCTGATCAACAACGCAATCGACACCGTTAAGGCAAATACGCAGAACCTGAAGGCTGCGTACTCGCAGGCTATGGCTGCGGGTGACTATGACGCCGCTGCCGACATCCAGCAGACCATGGCGGAGAACTCTGCCAAGTTGCTGCAGTTGGAGCAGGGCAAGCAGGCGATGGAACAGGCGCCTAAGCAGAAGGCGCCGGACCCGGTCCAGAGTGACCCGGTAGAGGCGTTGGCCTCACAGTTGTCGCCTCGATCGGCGCAGTGGGTTCGCGCCCACCCTGAGTACGCCCGCAACCCCAATCTGTACCGCAAGATGATTGCGGCGCACGAATTGGCAATGGCGGACGGGCTGACGGCCGACACTGACGACTATTTTGATTCGATTGAACTGACTTTGCGGGTTCGCAAAGAGGCAGCGCCTGCCGCTGACGCCTCTGCGGACGCTGCCAAGGTCACGCAGCGCCGTACCGCACCTCCAGCAGCCCCTGTCTCGCGCAGCGGCACTGCGGGCACTGGAAGCCGTTCTAACGTGGTCCGTTTGACTTCGGACGAGCGCGAGATGGCCAAGATGATGGGTATGACCGATCAGGAGTACGCCAAGAACAAGTTGGCTCTCCAGCGCGAAGGCAAATTGAACTAAGGAATCACTATGGATACCGAAACACCGAAAGAAAAGCGCCAGAGAGCCCGGCACAATCGCCTGATGGAAGCCATCGACGAGGTGGAGTCCGAAAGCATTGACGACATCCTTGCTCAGGAGGAGGCGCCTGCCTCTATCCCGCGTGCTCCACTGCGCGAAAATCCGCGTGACCGCGCTGCCCGCCGTGCGGCGGAATTGCGCGAGCACCGTGGCGCCATGGACGAGGGGACTGACGAGTTCTATATCCCTCTCGATATCATCCCGGACGGCTGGGACTACGAATGGAAACGCAAATTGCTGCTTGGGCAGGAAGATCCGGCGTATCAGGTCCAGTTGGCCCGTAACGGATGGGAAGCCGTTCCTGCCGATCGCCATCCTGAAATGATGCCCAGCACGGGCAATTTTGCCGTGATTGAGCGCAAAGGCATGATTCTGATGGAACGTCCGAAAGAGATTACGGACGAAGTACGTGCCGCTGACTTGCGGCGCGCCCGCCAGCAGGTTCGTCAGAAGGAAGAGCAGTTGAACTCGGCGCCAGATGGCACGCTTCAGCGCAAGAAGAGCGACGGCAGCAGTCTTGCCAGCGTCAAAAAATCCTACGAAGCCATTCCAATCCCAGAATAATAGGCGGTAAATGCCTTTTTAAGCGCCCTACGGGGCGCTTTTTCTTTAGTGTTGTTGCGCTTGTTAATATGCAGGGGTAAATTCCGCTTAACCTCCTGCCCGGCGTGGGAGTTGCAGAAAACCCCCGGTCTAAATCGCCCCGGTGCGCGATGATGGCCTCCTGTAAGGAGAATCCGTCATGGCGAATACTTCAGCGCCTTTCGGTTTTAGTCAGTACACGGGTACGGGTTCGCTCCCGACCTATGAGCAAGTGCAGATGGCGATCTCGCCGTCGAACACTGGCGGCATTTTCTTTGGTGATCCGGTAATGCAGGCCGCCAGCGCCACGGGCGTCGGCACGGGCCTTATTACGCAGGCATATGCTCCGGTCACGTTGACTGGCTTGACTGGCGGCATTGTTACGTCTGCTGGCGGTGTTGCGACCATCACCTTCTCGGCGGCCACCCCGGCCAATAGCGGCACGCTGCCGTCTACGCCGAATGCGTGGGCTCCTCCGGTTGGTTCGCAGATTGTTGTCTCTGGCGCGGCTCCGGTTACGCTGAACGGCGTTTACACGGTAACCTCGTCCACCACGACGACGGCTGTTGCGATTTACAGCAGCGGTAACGCGGGCCCGGCTTCGGTCACGTCCACCACGTTTGGTACTGTCACCATCTACGTTCCGGTTGCTGGCATTTTTGTCGGCTGCAAGTACCTGTCGGTCGCTCAGAAGCGCACCGTCTGGTCGAACTACTGGCCGGGCTCGGATGCGAACACCAACGCAAACGTCACGGCATACGTGGTCAACGACCCGAATGCTCAGTTCGTTGTGCAGACCGCCAACTCGAATACGACGTCATCTGCTGTTGGTATTGCCAACATCGGCCAGAACATCGGATTTGTGTACGGCAACTACTACAACACGTCGGGCACTCAGGTTACTGGCTTGACCAACGGCAACACTGCCACGGGTCTTTCGACCGCCTACGCGGATCAGTACTCTCTGAGCACGCCGGGCGGCTATCAGCCGCTTCTCCCGTTCCGCGTTGTCGCCCTTGCCAACTACACGCCTGACGGTTCAAACCCGCTTCAGTCGATCAACGGCAACGACTACACCTCTGCTTACAACCGCATCGTTGTTGCATTCAACAATGCGATGCTGAAGCAGTCCTACGGCGTCTAAGGAGTAACTAAAAATGGCCGTTAATTTAAGTGCTATTAAAGACCTCCTGCTGCCGGGACTTCGTGGTGTAGAAGGCAAGTATGAGATGATCCCATCTCAGTACGACAAGATCTTCACCAAGCATGACTCGAAACTCGCCCTCGAGCGTACCGCCGAAATGCGTTACCTCGGCCTCGCGCAGTTGAAGTCGGAAGGCGCTCAGACGTCGTTCGACAACGGCGCTGGTGAGCGTTTCGTGTACAACCAAGAGCACTCGGAAATCGCTCTCGGTTACGCGATTACGCGCAAAGCGATTGACGACAACTTGTACAAGACGCAGTTCCACCCGTCTAACCTCGGTCTGATTGAATCTTTCCAGCAGACCAAGGAAATTTACGCGGCGAACATCCTCAACACGGCGACGACGTATAACCCGAATATCGGCGGTGACGGTGTTGCCTTGTGCAGCACATCTCACCCGATCGACGGCAATACGATCGCGAACAAGCCGACGACTGACGTTGACCTCAACGAGGCGACGTTGTTGAACGCGATGATTGCGATCCGCACCAACTTCCGCGACATGGCGAACCTCAAGGTCTTCGCTCGTGGTCGTAAGTTGATCGTTCCTCCGCAGTTGGAGCCTGTTGCAATTCGTCTTCTGAAGACGGAATTGCGTCCGGGTACTGCAGACAACGACGTCAACGCAATCCTTACGACGGCTGGCGGCCTGCCGGAAGGCTACATGGTCAATGACTTCTTGACCTCGTCCTTCTATTGGTACTTGCTGACGAACATTGACGGCCTTTCGTACATGGAGCGCGTCAAGTTTGAAACGGACATGCAGGTCGATTTCGTTACGGACAATCTGTTGGTCAAGGGCTACGAGCGGTACTCCTTCGGGTACTACAACTGGCGCTCGATTTACGGTTCGTTCCCGACCTCGTAATACGGAAAGGCTCCCAGCAATGGGGGCCATTCTTAGGAGACAAATATGTCATCGACTATTTTTACGGGTCCGCTACTTGCAGGTAACGTCCTCAACAGCGACGGCACGGGCAACCTTGCTGGCGTTGGTGGTAGTTCCGGCACGCAGAACGTGGGCTTTGCGGAGATGGTGCAGTTTGCGCCTATCACGCAATCGACCTCTTCTGTTGCTACGACTATCGTCATTCCTGCGAATAGCCTTATCACCAGCATGTATGTCAACGTGACGACTGCTTGGTCGGGCGGGAACTTGCAGATTGGCGTTGCTGGTACGGCAACGGCGTTTGCGAATGCTGTCACGGCGCCCGGCGTAGGCCAGAACTCTGTTACTCCGACCACTGCAACTCAGGTTGGTGTTTGGAATAACGTGAGTTCGACGCAAGACCAGCAGGTCGTTGTGAGTTCTACCGCTGGTACAGCGGGTGTTGGCGTTCTCATCGTCAAGTACCTGCAGGCGGCTAACGGTTACACCAACGGCCAATACGCGGCCTAATGGGAGCATGATATGAAAGGTCATAAGAAGCATCACAAGGCCAAAGGCGGCCACGTTGGTGTCAACGAAGCGGAGATGGACCTCAAAACCCGTCCTGAACCGCGCACCAATGCGAAGGAAATCGACAAGGAAGCCGAAGAGCGTAAGCATGGTGGTCGCGCCAAGCGTAAGCACGGCGGTAAGGCGCCTAAGCACGAGATGATGGTCGAAGGTCATCACGGCAAGCATCACGCTGGCCGTAAGCCGCGCAAGCATGGCGGCAAGACCTCTGGCAACATCTTTGCGTTCACGGCCCACAAGGGCACGGAGCCGAAGGCGCATACCGTGGAAATGGGCATGAAGTAAACTGGGACCCCCCTCTACCCAGTTTTTCTTGCACTAACGGGGGCCTTGTGCCCCCGTTTTTCCTTCGACTTGAGGACATGCCATGCGCCCAGTAACAGTCACGGTTGGCCCACTTGCTGCTGCGAGCGCCAACAACATTTGCACCACACAGACGCCGACGACGTCGTTCACCTTGAACGGTGCTTTAGTCGTCAATGGTGTTGCTTTTTTGGATACGCCTCGTCGAATCCTTTTCACCACGTCGGCCAATGAGAGCGGCAAGAATGCTGTTCTGACGGGAACCGATTACAACGGCAGCGCGATTACCGAAGTGCTGGCATTGACCAACATCGGCACCAGTTACACCAACATGGACTTTGGCACGATCAAGTCGATCACCATCAGCGCCGCTGCGGCTGGCGCAATTACGGTCGGAACCAATACAGTCGCTTCGTCGATGTGGGTTCGCCTTGATGAATATGCGTTACCGCAAACCTCTATTCAGGTTACGGTCAACGGAACGGTCAATTACACGGTTCAGCAGACCTTGCAGGATCCAAACAGCCCGACCAATCCGGTCCTCCCTTATCAGGTGGCGTGGGTTAACAGCGCGGACCCTGCTGTAGTCAATTCGACGGCGACGGTTCAGAGCAATTATACCTACAATCCAACATGGGCTAAGGTGACGCTCAACAGCGGCACGGGCTCTGTTTCGGCAGTGTTTGCCCAATCCGGCAACGCGCCTTACTAATCTGGAGAATGACCCATGGCTGGTTTATCTGAAGCCGCGCAAACTCTTCCCGCAGATCCGACATCCAATATCACTGCGGCTCCGCAGCGCCTGCGTGACAACGTCGGCAAGTTAGAAGTTTCGGAAGTCCAGAACCTCTTTGAGGCCGACTTTGAATACGGTGGCCAGCCGATGCGCTGGGAACAGGTCATTATTGGCGGCGCGACAATTACCCCTAACTCTGCGTTGGGCGGCGTTGTCATGTCGGTCACTGCGGCTTCAGGCGACATCGCAATTCGCCAGACTCGTCCGTATATTCGGTATCAGCCGGGCAAGACTCTGTACATGGCCAGCGGTCTTTTGTTTGGTGTCGCCAACACAAACCAGCGCCAGCGCGTAGGGTTTTTTGACGATGGTAACGGGTTGTTTTTTGAACAGGCTGATCCTACTGCAACAAATCCTTCGGGCATGTACGTTGTTTATCGATCGGACGCGAATGGTTCAGGCGTTGTCGATACTCGTATTCCATCTAATAATTGGTCGGATCCTCAAGGCGTTTTCCGTGGTTTAAATCCTGTTGTTGGCGCTTTCAACGTCAACAACATTCAAATGTGGTGGGTGGAATTCGCTTGGTACGGGGCCGGGTTGCTTCGTTGGGGCGTCATGGTTAACGGCGAACCGTACGTCCTCCATCAGGTCGGTATAGGCAACTTGTCTGCCCAAACGCTTGCATGGGCGCGCACGGGAAACTTGCCTGTCCGGTATGAACTTCGCAACATCGGCGCTTCTGCTGCTGGCAGCATGACGCACTATGGCGTGTCGGTTCTTGCCAAAGGCAAGATTGATACTCAGCGTGGGTTTACGTACGGCTACGGCACCAGCGCCTCCAGAACCGTTACCACAGGCACTCGCTATCCGGTTCTTTCCGTCCGTTACCGCAACATGGGCACGTTGGAGTATGGCGTTGATTCGGCCTACTCTGGCGCCAACGGGACTCTCCCTGCAGGTGGCGCTGCGATTGCCAGCGCAACCAACACCGCTGCCTCTAGCACCGTGACGCTGACGGGAACTCCGCTTGTCGCTAATGCATGGGTTGGCAAATACATTTTCTGCCGTGGCGCCACGGCATCGATCACGGGCATTACGATTACGGGTAGCGTGGCCACTGCCACGACGGCGGCGAATCCCAACTATTTGACTGTTGGTCGTTGGGTGACGATTAACGGCGCAACGCCAGCGACGGGCACGTTTCCTACTCAAGTTCAGATCACTGGCGTCACGGCCAACACGTTTACCTTTAACACGACGGCTTCGGGCACGGTAACGGGCACGATCACTTACCAAACGGGTCAGGGATCTGTTGGCCGCATTACCGCAAACACGACAAGCGCCCTGACGGTCGTGGATAACGTGCAGGGTGGCCCGATGCCTGTCCTGCCTGCGGCTGGCGGCAACTACATTCTCGGAGTCATTGACCGTGGTCAATTGCTTCCGCAGATTCTGTCCATTTTCTCTAGCGCCAACTGCACGCTGGAATTGATTGCGTCTACTTACTCTTCTCCGATTGCGTTGACTGGCGCATCGTTTGCAACGATGTACAGCCTTGGATCGCTGAACAGTTTCGCAGAGCGTGACGTTTCCGCTACGGGGCTTGTTGGCGGCGAAGTGGTCTATAACGCACCTCTGCCCTCTGGTGCTCTGCAGAACTTTGACCTGTCGAACTTTTTCCCGCTGTACAACAATGTGCAGGGCAATCAGCCAGACATTTTGACGGTCGCCATTACTGGTTCTGCGAGCATCAATGCCAGTATCATTGCTCAAGAAGCAATGTCTTAATCCTCTGGATAGGAAGGCCAAATGAGCGCTGGCACTTACAATTTAAACATTGAGCAAGGCGCGACGTTTATTCGGGTCTTCCTTTGGCAGGTCGGCGGTACGACGGACTGCGGGGGCTGTAGCACCAGCACATCGACGGCCACGCCCGTTGATTTGACTGGGTTTTCTGCCGACATGCAGATTCGGCAGACCCAGCAGTCCACCACGATCCTGTATGAGGGCAGTACCGCCAATGGAAATATCGTCCTTGGCGGCACTGCTGGGACGATTACGCTGACAATCCCATCCACGACGACAGCCGGGTTCACGTGGCTGCGTGGCGTTTATGACATGAATCTCACTTCTGCCGGGGGTATAGTTACGAGATTGCTGCAAGGCACAGTCGTCGTTTCTCCAGAAGTGACCCGGTGATATGTCTGGATCCACAAATTCACCGAATCAAGTCTCCTCTCTTGGGCCTGATGATCTAGTACAGGTTACGGTCACTGAGACGCCTCAATTTGAGGTTTCGGTCACAGAATCGCCCACCACGGTCGCCGTATGTGATGGCGTCACCGACGTCGTCATTACGCAGGCAACTTCCGAAATCGTCTCGATTGTCGAAACGCCACAGCCGGAAATCGTTTCGGTAGCGGTTGTTGGCCCTCAGGGCCCACAAGGACCTCAGGGTCCACAAGGCCCTGCAGGACCGTCTTTGCCGGGCCCTACTGGCGCCACTGGACCTACTGGCCCTACTGGCCCTGCTGGTCCCACAGGCGCTACGGGCGTTACTGGAGCCATGGGTCCGCCGGGGAATGACGGGTCTGACGGCGATGAAGGTCCTATTGGGGCTCCCGGCCCACAGGGTCCGCAAGGCCCGACAGGAGCCACGGGCGCTACTGGTGCCACGGGCGCTACTGGTGCCACGGGTGCTACTGGAGCCACTGGAGCCGCAGGACCTGTTGGACCTCCGGGCATTGACGGTAATGATGGCGATGATGGCGCAATTGGACCGCCGGGACCGCCGGGACCGCAAGGCGCCACAGGCGCTACCGGAATTGCAGGCGCTGCTGGCCCAATGGGCCCTCCGGGCATTGACGGCAATGATGGCGATGATGGTCCTATTGGCCCGCCGGGACCGCAAGGACCCATAGGTCCTACTGGCCCTACTGGCCCGGCAGGCACTGCTAACTACATGACGATTTCCGCCGGAGCCTCATCCGGCACGTTTTCGGCCATTACGTTTGCCAACAGCAATAACGTAAGTTTTGGCCTCAGTTCAGGCGTTATTACGGCCAGCATTCCGGGAACTTCTTCGCTATCTGGAACCGGAATTGTCACGATCGCGACGTCTGGCAGCACCATCAGCATTGGCGCATCTCAATCCGTACAGACTCAGGCATCAGGCGCTATAGCGGGGACAGGATTCTCGACCGCTGCGACGACTGGATCTTTGTTGATTGGTTCGCTTGGCACAAACGGGTTAGCCCTTTCTGTGCCTCCTTACATTACAACTTATACAACCCAGTCAGTTCCATCGACGTCTTCTATCAGCGGCACTGGAATTATCACCATTGCTACGTCTGGAAGCACGATCAGTATTGGGGCATCTCAATCTGTACAGACTCAGGCATCAGGCGCTATAGCCGGAACAGGGTTTTCAACCTCAACGACGACAGGAACGGCGCTTGCCGGATCTCTTGGCACAAATGGCTTAGTGCTATCTGTGCCTCCGTATATCACGACATACACAACTCAAACGGTTCCAGCGACTTCTTCAATTAGCGGAACTGGCCTCGTTAATATTTCGACAAATGGCAGCACTATAAGCATTGGCGTTCCTTCGCCTGTTGCTTATGCGGCCTCTAATACGGTCTTATCTACTTCTGGTTCTTTGAACCAATCTAGCCTTATGTTTGCTGGCGCTGGCCTTGTCAGCGTAGGCGTTAGTAACGGCTCTGTCTTGATCTCAGGCAGTACGCCTGCGGCGCCTACATCGTACGTTGCTCAGGTTAACGGATCTTCTGGCTCTGTCAGCGTTGCAGGAACAGGCTTTACCAGCACTTCGACCAGCGGCTCAGTAATTACTGCGGCGTTGGGAACGAACGGTCTGTCTATGGCAGTCCCTGCATTCCTGACAACTTATGCTTCTCAAACAGTTCAGACGCAGGCTTCAGGCGCTATAGCCGGAACTGGCTTTACGACAACGACGAATACGGGAAGTGTCATAGCAGGCGCTCAGGGTACTAATGGCCTGATCTTGTCTGTGCCTCCATACATCACCACGTATACGACTCAGTCAGTACCTGCTACGTCGTCTATCAGCGGCACTGGCATAGTCAGCATATCGACAAATGGAAGCACTATAAGCATAGGCGCTTCTCAGTCAGTGCAGACTCAGGCATCAGGAAATATTGCTGGAACAGGTTTTTCAACCGTTTCAACTACTGGTTCTGTTCTTCTTGGAGCGTTAGGAACTAACGGTATAGCGCTTTCTGTTCCAGCGTGGGTGACATCTACCGGGACTATTCCTGCAACTTCGTCTATCAGCGGTACTGGCATAGTCAGCATATCGACGTCTGGCAGCACGATCAGCATTGGAGCGCCCGCATTCTCAGTCGGCGTTTCTGGCGGTAATACGTCAGGAAATACTGGGATAGTATCAAACCAATTTGTTTTGGCTGGTGGAAGCAACATAACGCTTTCCGGCTCAACAAATGCCGCTGGCATGTCAGTAACCATATCGGCCAATACCGTAGCGGCCGTCCCTCTTAGCGTATCTGCGGGAGCAAGTTCTGGCGCTTTCGGCGGAATTACTTTTGCAAACTCAAACAATGTTTCGTTTGGGTTGAACAACGGAACAATCACCGCTTCAATTTCTGCTGTCCCCACTTCATACGTACAACAGGTCAATGGCTCTTCTGGCTCTGTCAGCGTTGCAGGGACAGGGTTTACCAGCACTTCGACTAGTGGTTCAGTCATTACGGCATCGTTGGGTACAAATGGACTGTCTATGGCAGTTCCCGCGTTCCTGACTACATATGCTGCACAGACTACGCAAACACAGGCTTCAGGCGCTATAGCCGGAACTGGCTTTACGACGACGACTAATACAGGCAGCGTCATAGCAGGCGCTCAGGGCACTAACGGCCTGATCTTGTCTGTGCCGCCATATATCACGACGTACACGACTCAGTCAGTGCCTGCTACATCGTCTATTAGCGGTACTGGTCTTGTCAGCATCTCGACGACTGGAAGCACTATCAGCATTGGTGTTCCAGCGCCTTTTGCGTACGCCGTCTCGAATACGGTCCTGTCTACTTCAGGATCTCTGAACCAATCTAGCCTTATGTTTGCTGGCGCTGGCCTTGTCAGCGTAGGCGTTAGTAACGGCTCTGTCTTGATCTCAGGCAGTACGCCTGCGGCGCCTACATCGTACGTTGCTCAGGTCAATGGCTCTTCTGGGTCTATCAGCGTTGCAGGGAC